AAGCTACGTCGGAATTATCACCTCTAGCGCAAAAGGTACGTCAGTTCCTCGATAAGAACGTCTACGACGACTATATCGCGCCTTCAAACACGGATATCGGTAAGCAGGACAACTACTTCCCGGTTGTGCTGAACTTCTTGGCGATAGCAGACAACCCTGACGCATTCATTGATCTGCTACTGGCTAATAACCCAGAGCTAAATCGGACAATTGCTACGCGTGCAGTCAAAAACTTAGAGCGTTACAACCAGTCGTTACTGGACGATAAGCCTATCAAGATCGACCCGACTGACCCTGCATCGGGCGTCGAGGAAGCACTGCTTCTTACTAAGAACATTGATCGTGAGGTTATGCAACAAGCAGGGTTCTTGCAGCCGCCAGCCGATTCGTTTGTGCAGTACATTCGCCACGTTGTGAAGCGCGTCGAGTGGAACAATGCGACAAAGGATGCGAATGGCAAGGACATCTTGCAAGAGCGCTTGAGCAAGCTCAAAGACAACGATCAAGAAGTCGCGAAAGAAATTATCAGCGCCTACCTTGGGTACCAGCGTGAGCCACTTAGCCCGTTCTGGCGCAAAGTAAACAGCTATGGTCAGTTCCTGCAGTTCGTGACAATCCTGCCTTTTGCAACGATTGCGTCATTACCAGAACTAGCTGGCCCACTGATTAACTCCAAAGAGTTCAGCGACGTAACTACTGCGTTCAAGGCGATCGGCGCGACGATTACTAACCGGGAGGAGGCTAATCAGTTTGCCCGCGATCTCGGCGTAATTACGCACGAGACCGTTGCAAACGCTTGGGTTACACAAGCTGAGCAAGATTATATGGACCCTCGCGTTCGACAAATGTCGGATACGTTCTTCCGTATGATCGGCTTGGACTTCTACACCAAGTTTACCCGCGAATTTGCCGCTCAGATGGGCACACGGTTCATACTCAAGCATGCCCAGAATGAGTTCGATAACCCACGCTCTGAGCGATACTTAGACGAGTTGGGGCTAACACGAGAGGATGTGCTCGCTTGGGAGAAGAGCGGGAGACGACTAGACACCCCGGAAGGGAAGAAGGTAAAGCAGGGGCTACAGCGGTTTACTGAGTCTTCAATCCTTAGACCTAACGCGGCTGAGCGACCTATCTGGGCTAGTGACCCACATTGGGCACTGATCTGGCAGCTCAAGTCCTACCTCTACTCTTACTACAAAGTAATCATCGGCGGTGCCATGCGCGAGGCGAAAAGCCGTAGTAAAGAGACAGATGACCCTTTAGCAAACCTGACAGCTACTGCAGCGGTTTTTGCCCTGACAGCGGTCGCAACAATGCCTCTGGCTATGCTCGCAATGGAGCTGCGTGAATACGCAAAGAACGGTCTGGCATGGCTCCTACCCGGCGTAGACGCATCTGATAAGTACTTCCGTTCTGACCGTATGGACTGGCCTGAGTACGCAGGCGAGATCATTGATCGGTCTGGTTTCTTAGGTCCGCTAACGCTAGGAGCAATGTCACACCAGAACATCGAGTGGGGTACAGGCTACGTTATACCGGGAGCGGCCTTGCCGTTCTTAGGCCCAACTGCTGAGACTATCGACACAGCTTTGGAGAACGGTTTCAACGTCAGTAAGACACTGAAGGATCGGATTGTTCCGATCTACAACCAGCTGTAGGAGGCACTATGCTGAAAATGTTACTAGGACCAGTCGCCGATCTCGCTTCTGGTTACCTGCAAAACAAGGCAGAAGAGAAGAAGCTACGCCACCAAGCCAAGATGCAGGTCATCGCTAACGGCGCTGAGTGGGAGTCCAAGATGGCTGATGCGTCGTCATCGAGCTGGAAAGACGAATTCTGGACCCTTGTACTAGCGGCTCCAGTCTTCATGATCGGCTACGCCATAGCAATGGACGACGTGGCTGTGATCGAGCGCGTCGATTTGGCCTTTCGCTGCTCTCAATACCTTGCCGGAGTGGTACCAGTACTTATTGTTTTTAGCAGTGAGCGCGAGCTTCGGTATTCGAGGCGCTGATAAGTTAATGAACTTAAGGAAGAAGTGATGTTTAAGTATTTCAGCATGGAAGAATTTGACTGCCAAGAGACTGGCGAGAACGAGATGTCTGAGGAGTTCATCCATAAACTGGACGAGCTGCGGGAGAAGTGCGGCTTTGCCTTCACTGTCACCAGTGGTTACAGGAGTAAATCTCACAGCATAGAGGCCAAAAAAGCACGTCCGGGGCGGCATACCGAAGGTATCGCCTGCGACATAGCTGTCTCTAATGGCTTCGAGCGCATGAATATCGTCCACGAAGCACTGAAGATGGGCTGCTTCAATGGCATCGGTATCGCCAAATCGTTTGTCCACGTAGACATCAGGCCTGATAACCGGGTCATGTGGGTCTATTAGTGGGTGTAAATTTATTAGCAATACTAATATACTGCCTCGTTAGGTAGGGAGCAAAAATGGCATATTCAGACACTCTCAATCTAGTCACGGGCGATACGTTGCCAGAGCTGACTTTCACACTGAAGGACAGCAACACAGCGGCCACCGGATTGACCCTTGACCAGAACAATGACGCGACGTGGGCACCTATTGATTTGACGGGTGCTTCGGTGATTCTGCGCATCCGTGAGCTTGGCAGTACTTCTGTAAAGAGCACTTTGACTTGTTCTGTCACAGATGCAACAGGCGGCAAGGTAGCGACTGATTTCCCTGAAGGCACTCTAGACGCAGCTGGCACTTTCGAGGCTGAACTCGAAATCACGTTCGCCGGTGGCGGGAAGCAGACTGTCAACGACCTAATCAAGCTCAAAGTAAGGAGCGACTTCGACTAATGGCGATTAGGCTATTTGTTCACGTATCCAACGTACGAGCGTCTGTTGAATTCAACAGCCCGAAAGTAGTTGCGCCCGCGTTTCAAAAAGCCAGCATATCAATCAGTCGCCCTACTTATCAGACGGTCGTAACCTATTCTGACCTGCAGGCTATGACCGCGTACCGACGTTTGATGACGTCAGTCAACTACCTCAACCTCAATACAACCGATGTCGTACTAGACCCGGACACTAAGAACCGCTACTTCCGAGGTAGTGATGGTGAGTCGCTCGGCCTTACTGAGCAGGCCAGACTGCTGTTTACCAAGCGGCCTGACGATCAGGTCGATATGTTGGAGTTGGCAGCATTAGGCGTTAGCAAACCACAAACAGACAGCTTCGGTGTTACGGACCTTGCGACTGTTCTACTTATTATTAACCGGTTCTTTGAAGAGAGCGTCGCATTAGCCGAAGCTGCTGTGATCGAGACAGGTAAGAATGTAGCCGATGCGGTCACATTAAATGAGTTCAGATCTAAGCTGGTAGGCAAGGTGCTGAACGATACGCCGATTCTGACCGAAGATCTTGACTACGACTTTGATAAAGCGCTGACTGATACAACCAGCGTAACCGAGTCGCTTGCCAGAACGGTATCGTTTATACGCGACTTTCAAAACAGCACGTCGCTGTCTGACGCGGCTGTGCTGCTTTTCGACAAAGCGCCATCTGACAGCTTCGCCGTATCAGAAGCTTTCAGCAGGGTAGTGCAGTTCCAGCGCACGTTCACTGACGCCTTCACAATTGACGATTTGGCCACTGTAGGTGCGCTCGTCAAAGACACTACCTCGACCAAGGGCAATGTGTTCGGTGTGAGCGACGTCCTCTCAAGAGTTGTGTCCTTTAACCGCACGTTTACAGACACTCCGACGCTGTCAGAGGACGCTACTTTTGATTTAGGTCTCCTAAAAACAGACGCCTTTACGCCCACCGACGACCACAGCTTTGCGCTCGCGAAGCCGCTCGCCGATGTGGCGACTCTAAGTGACAGCCCTGCTATTGACTACAGCAGACCCGAAGACGACAGCGTATCGGTCAGCGACGTATTCTCTCGCGTGGTTGTTTCAGAGCGTAGCTTTAGTGATGCAGCAAGTCTCTCAGAGTCGGCGGTACTGGAGCCACAGCTCGCGAAGGCTGATGGCGTTTCCGTAACCGAGACATTTGGCCGAGTTGTTACATCGTTTAGAGACGTGACCGAGACAGTGTCTTTTGCTGACTCTGAATCACGAGCCACGAGTCTTGGTAAAGACGACACGACCACAGTCACAGATTCGTTCGACCGAGTAGTGACATCACAGCGATCGTTCACTGAAACTGCATCTGTTACTGATGATTCGTCGCTGTCAGTCGAACTACCACAGACAGAAGCCGTTGCGCTGTCGGATGTATTCTCCCGCGTTGTCACGTTCAGCCGCACGTTTACGGACGCGTTTACGCTTGATGACGCAGCTACAGTTGGTGCGCTAACCAAGGACACCCAGTCTCAAAAAGGCAACGTCATTGGCGTGACTGATGTACTTAGCCGTGTGTTTGTAGCCTCTAGATCCTTCGCTGACTCAGTATCTTTCAGTGATAGCGAAACGCTGAGCACAGGTCTTGGTAAGAGCGACACTGCAACTATCTCAGAGCAGGCGACTATCGCCTTATCTACCCCCGAATCCGACTCTTTCTCTGTATCAGAGCAGGAGTCTAAACAGATAAACAAGGCACCTACTGATGCGGTATCGATCAGTGAGTCTCTTGTTTTGGCTAAGAGGTCAACAGCCTCTTCCCTTTTAAACGCAGGTGCCATTAATTTCGCACCGATCAACAACTAGGAGTGATCCATGTTAAATGATGATCTGACGCTAAAGGGGCACCTGTCTATTGCTATCAACGGAGAAGTTGTTAGCGAGGTGCCTAACCTCGTGGTAAGTGCTGGTAAAGCATTTGTTGCGAGCCGTATGAAGGACAGTACCACTAACGCTATGTCTCACATGGCAATTGGTACCGGTAGCACAAGCCCAGCAGCTGGTAACACAGCTCTTGGTAGCGAGTCACACCGTTCGGCCCTTACCTCAACAACTGTCTCAAGCAACGTAGTGACCTACGTCGCAAGCTTCGGCGCTGGCGACGGCACCGGTGCGATTACTGAGGCCGGTTTGTTCAACGCTTCTTCGAGCGGAGACATGCTCTGCAGAACCACCTTCTCAGTCGTGAATAAAGGTTCTCAGGATTCGATGACGATAACTTGGCAGGTCACCGTCTCCTAAGTTATTGAATATATTGAGGTTTTAACCTATGGCAGTCAAGTTTGCTAACAACGTAAGTACGACGCTTTCGGCAGCGATTAACGCAACTCAAACTACAATCAGCGTAGCTGATGCGTCTGGGTTGCCGACGCTGTCGTCTGGCGACTACATCTATCTTACGATTGATACAGACACCAACTCGCCCACTATCGAAGTCGTCAAGGTCACTGGTGTAAGCACCAACACTTTGACAGTCGTGCGTGGGCAGGATGGAACGACTGCCTCTTCTTTTTCTAATGGCACGAAGGTAGAACTTCGTGTCACTGCTGCTGCGTTAGACGACATCAGCTCAGCCGCCGACACCGAATCGGTCTCCATCTCTGGGGATACGATGACTGGCTCTCTCACGACGCCGGGGCTAACCGTCAACGGCAGCGCTATCTTAGGAAGCACTGCATCCAACTACGACCAATATGTTCGCGGTAACTCCAATGTCGGTCTAAGAATCCAAACCAATGCACAAGGTACTGGTGGTGCTGACGGCATGCGGATTGGGTTGAACGGTGTCCACGGCTTTGTATGGCAGTTTGAGGAAAAGCCTTTAGCATTTGCTACCAGCGGCACAGAAAGGTTAAGCATCTCCGCAGGAGGCTCTTTTGACTTTAAGGGCGGCAACTTTAGTGGTGTGGGCACCATCTCCTCGGGCGCTATTACTAGCAGTGGTAAGATTTCTGCGAGCAGTGATCTTGAAACAGCGACACGTCTGGTATTTACCAACAACATTGCAAACGGTTGGAGCGCACCGATTATATTTCGTGAAAGCGCTCACCTTGCATTATCCGACTACTCAGGGGTAAAGCTGGGCGGATACAACGGGACGGCTTACGGACCTCGATTCCATGTCGCGGGAAATGGTAACGTAAACATTCTTGAAGGGTCCTTAATGATGGGCGGCACAACCGTCATCGACTCTAACCGCGACATTACCGCACGGCAAGCTACGTTTACGCACACAACTCACAACTACGTAAAAATCGAAGCATCTATAAACGCAGAGCAGATGGTGCGCTTTAAGAATAGTGAGTCCAACTACTGGTATGCGGGTATTCGTACTTCTGCGGGGATTGCTTCGACGGCAGACTTCCACATCTATTCTACCGCACTAGCTGATGACGTGTTTGCGTTGACAACAAGCGGCGACTTAGTAGCCAAGCGCAATCTGAATACTAAGACGGGGGGCGTGCAAATCAACGGCACAACCGTCATCAACAGTGCAAGGTCAATTAACAATGTGACGCTGGGCGCTCTTTCTACTGGCGCACGGTTTGAGCATAACAACTGGCATCAGTCTAGCGATGGATACAACCGCTTTTATTTTGCCAACGCGAGTCACACGTATTTTAGAACAGGTAGTGCATACATTTTCCGAGATAACGGCGATACAGGACGGGCAACCATATCGGCAAACGGGGGATTAAACCTTCGTTCAGGCGGCGACGGTCTCGTTGGGAGCACGGTCGCTCTTGCTGTAAGCGGTACAACCGTCCTCGACTCTAGCCGAAACCTTAGTGTAGGCACAATCTCTTCGGGCGCTATCACTGCGAGTTCTTACTCAGGCTCCCTTGTTTCATCAGTTACGGCAACAACCCAGTTAGCCTCAGACAACAGCACTAAGGTAGCGACTACTGCCTATGTGACAACTGCGATCGACAACATCGTAGATGCAGCCCCCGGTAGCTTGGACACGCTGAACGAACTTGCGGCAGCTCTGGGTGACGACGCCAACTTCTCGACCACAGTAACCAACTCGATTGCGACCAAGCTCCCATTAGCTGGCGGTACGATGACTGGGACGATTGACAGCCACGTCAACGATCTCGGCGTCATACTGAAGTCCGGTAACTCTAGTGCGACAGGTGCCCCTGATCAGTTCAAGATCAACCACAATTTTGGCAACGTAGAGATACAGAACCTACGAGGTTCCATTAACTTCCCGACAGTCGTTAATTTCACAAACATCAACGACATAAACGTAAACGGGACTTTAAATCTAGGAAATTCGGCAACCTCAAACCACTTTACGGGTCACTACTACCATAACCGGTACAGCAACAATAACGTCTACGTTCACTACTACCCGAACGGCAACACTACCAACTCTAATACTTACTTTAGATTCCCCAACGGCACGTCTTTCCGCGCTCTTTCCTTTGAAGGCGCAAATATGGGTTGGGCAGGGGCAATTATAGCGGCTTCAACGATTGATGCAGGATCGAGTGTGACGGGTGCCGAAGGCATATTCGGTTCGGCTAGCGGCAGCAACCAAGGCATCCAAATAAAGTCAGGAACTGGAACTGGCGACTACGGACGTATTAGATATTACGAGGGCACAACTACTCAAAGAAATACAATTCATTTCTTTGGTCGTTCTTGGCAGGGCGGAAGTGTCGCTGGTCACGCAACAGGCACTATCAACCTTGACGGAGATTATGGTGTTACCTTCGGCGGTTGGACTGACATTGATGCTTATATAGATGGTAGCGGAATCCACGCGTCAGCAACTCGCGGGTATTACGTGGGGTCAACAGTCGTCATCGACTCTAGCCGCAACATTACAGCAGGCACCATCTCCTCGGGTGCTCAGACTCTTGTGGCTAATGCCACCATTATAGAAAGCCTTCGTAACCCAAGTCAGTCATGGGGGGAGTATGCACTGACAAGATACGGCACCGAAGGCGCAAACTTCCGATTCATGGATTTTGGTTACTATCGCGGAACGACGGAAGCTACACGCGGCTTGGTAATTAAATCTCAGGCGTTTGCCACCTTGTTTACCTTTTTAGATAGCGGCGCATTTCAAGTTGGCACTACAACCGTCATCGACTCTAGCCGTAACCTGACCAATATCGGGAAGTTAAACACTCAAGACATCGGCACCGATGGCACTGGCTTCACTGGGATGGGCTTTGGCTATTCTAGTAACACTCTTACTCGGGCTGTAGGTTCAGGTGTTCAGTGGTACAAGGTAGCGTCCTTTTCTGGGGGCGTAAAAGCTATCACGATGCGAGTGTCTGCTGGCGGCGATAACACAATCGCTACCGACACCTTCTTTATCTCAGGCTCGTCGTATGGGATGAAAGCGAACATCATGAAGTTCCCAAGCACCCGCTACAACGATTCGAAGCTCATGGAGGTGCGCACCAAATTTGTAAGCGGTGCCACCTATGAGATTTGGGTAAAGCTGAATTCCATTACGACCTCTAATGGAAATCTTCATGTCTCGATGAACGACAGCGGCGTTGTCAGCTCGCTCAGTGCTGGTACGGAGCCAACGTACAATAGTTTGTATGACGCTACGCTTGTCGTAACGGCTCTAAACCGTAATGATTACGCAATTCAGACCACGGGCAAGATAGAGACCAATGAAGGCTACGCGGTAAATGATCAAGTCTTTATTGACTCTAATCGCAACATAAGCAACGTCGGAAACATTACCTCAAGTGGGCAGTTGAGACTGAATGACGGCGCTGATATCGCGTGGGCTGGGGGGTATGGGTCTAACAATCCTTTAATTTCCGCTAACGGAAACCTTCTCAGGTTCTACACCACCGGGGCTAGTGGCGGTATTGAGCTTGAGCTATCTAGTTCTTCTGCAAACTTCCAAAACAACTCGATAACAACCACAGGAAACATCGCAAGAACTGGCACTGAAGGTCGAGAGATCCAGACCTACATGGCTTCCAGTTACACAACGAACGATATTGTGGCTGGCCATGAATACGGTTGGTACAGCGACTACTGGCGCATAGGGATGAGCCGATCTAATGGCGTAGCAGGCGAAGCGTTTAGGTTCAACTACAGCGGTTCGTATGTAGCTCAGATAGGCACGACAGGAATTTTTGACGGCACAGGCTACCGCGTCAGCGGTACAACCGTCATCGACTCCAATCGTGACCTTACCGCACGGCAAGCTACGTTTACGCACACAGATCACAACTACATAATGATCGAAGCACCCGTAGAAAAAGAGCAGATGGTGCGCTTTAAAAACAGTGTGACCAACTACTGGTATGCGGGTATTCGCACAAGCGCAGGGATTGGCAACACAACAGGGTTCCATATTTTCTCAACTGCACTTGGCAATGATACCTTTGCTTTAGATACCAGTGGTAACGCTTACGTCTACGGTTATTTGCGAACCAACAATGTTTTATCTAGGACAGGTAGTACCGGCATAAAGGTCGGTGGCTTTAGTACGGCTAACACCGATGAAACAGGTTCAGCGGTGGTTGAGTGGCAACGAGGTACGGGCTGGGATAACTACCTAATCAAGGGTTCAACCTCACGCGGGGTGTTCGGAACTCAGTTTATCGGCGAGCACATCGACAGCTCCAAATCTTGGGGCGTGTTCTCTAGCGGCTGGGATACTGAGTTCCAGATAAACGGTGATGGTCGATCCTATATAAAAGGTCCGTTTGGGGTTGGTTCAGTACCAGCAACTACCGACGCTCGGTTTCATGTAACGGGCTTAAATACGACTGACGGCACCGCCAGATTTACGCCTGACAGCGGCAGAGGAACCAGAGTAAGCCACATCCACTACGGATCAACAGGTGACTGGTACATCCGCTCAGCATCTACAAGCGGCACGGTTCACATCCAAGACGGTGGCGGCGCAGCAATGGTCAACGGCAACGCAATCTGGCATGGCGGAAACGACGGATCAGGTTCAGGTTTAGATGCTGACCTACTTGATGGATTCCACAAGGATGATTTCGATCACTTCGAGAAAGGGAAGAAGTGGACCGGTATCAGCGCAAGTGCCGCACAGTCCCGTCGATTCCATATCGCTCGTTTGTATGGGTGTCCGGCACATTGGGACAGCAACTGGCAGAACATTGAATTTCATATAACGGCGGAAACCTACGAGTCAGCTACGCTCAAGTTTAGGATGCAGGGTGATTACACTGGCGGAAACCAGAACACCATGCTCCAACTGCACCTCACTGAGGCGCATGGTCCGCTTGCTGGCGACTTTAGATTTGTTATGGGTACGCCGGTATCGGCAGGCTGGAATCACTCAGGTCAGCCCACGTACTACATAGACCTGTTTGCTGAAGCTAGGTATTACGCCGGTTTTACGGTACATGCCAAAACCTACGGGCACAGCTATCAAACATCTAATCCTACCAGCGGCGGCGCTACGACGGTATTTTATTCATCACCAACCGTCACAAATATCTCTGACTTTGGTGGTCAGACTCATATGGAGCCTAAGCACAGGGGCTACACGGTTTGGAACGCTGGCAATCATGGTTCTGCATCTGGCCTCGATGCTGACATGGTAGACAACCTTCACGCTTCGCAGTTCTTGCGCTCAGACGCGAATGACACGTCGACAGGCGTCATTACTTTTGATCAGGCTACGCAGTTATTCCGCAAAAACAACGCGACCAACTACTACACCGGATCGTTGATGGTTGAGTCGTATGGTGGTGCCTCATCAATCGCGGCTATGGGCTTTCACATTAGCGGCTCTATTGGTCGTATGCTGTCTATGAACAGCGCTGGCACGTTGACTTATGAAGATGATTTTTCGGCAATTTCGCTTCAAACAAACAGCTACAAGAACACTGATGGCACGTTCATGTTCCGTTGGGGCACGAATAGTGGTACTTCAGGATTTGTAAACTTTGCTGATAATACAAGCGACCCTTCTGCTGTAGGAGTAGGCACCGCTACAGTACGAGGGATTACGTGGGGTCAGCGTACGGACAACAATCCGTATTACATGATTTATCCGCGGCATTATAATAACGGTAGTTCGACTCATAGCCGACTAGTTTTGGGCTGGCATACCGGAGTAGAAATAGGTGCTGAACCTACCTATGGGGGTACTCGCTTCTTCAATAATTCTCCTTTCACTGGCTCTGAAATTATGTCGGTGGGTAAAGGGGATAGTAACGTCCGCGTTGTTAACAGTCTTTATATCGGAGGTTCAGTTGATGCCGACGCCAAGCGCCATGATTTCGGGGTAAGCTCTGGTTGGGATACCGTGGGCTTTGGTTATCAGACCAATGTGCATTTTCAGGGGCACGACCATTTCTGGGTTGGAGCAGGTAACGGTACGTGGTTTACTGGCTCTGCGAACTCAAAATCTCAGGCTAGTGGGCTTGCCGCTGACGCTACACAGGCGCACGACCTACTAATTACTACAATGCTCTCTACCTCTAGTTACGATAGAGGAATCACCTTTGCTGTAGACAGCAACGGGGCAGGTACTGCAGGATGGCGTCTTGGTAAGTGGCACTCTGGAGATGCAAGAGATTCATCGAAACTTGTCGTCGATGGACAGATTTTTGCTAAGGGCGGCCATACTGACGAGTATGATTACTATGCTAACGACTATTCGGCATATTATAGCACACAGGGCGGCACATCGCATTGGACAGGCGACGGTGGCTGGCAAACTCCCGGTATTGTTTCGTCAACAGCAATTCAAATTCAATCAGGTAACTATGGTGCTAGTTCTCGTAAGCCTCAGCTTCAGTTTCACCAGTATGGCTACGGCGGCATTGTTCAGGAGTACGACGGTCCTGCTAAGGTCTTCCACATCAAGCAAACCGGAGATCATCGACTCAACTATGCCACGCTAACAACCAACTATGGGTACTTAGAGTTCGGTCCGCAGAACTCTAGTTTCATGCATTTCCAGACGGATCGCGCCCAGTTTTACTTTAACAAGCGAATTGTTGTCGATGAGGGAGTTGTTGACTCGTATGACGAAGACTTAATCCTGCGTAGAGCCCAAAGTAACTCTCATAAATTAAGAATTAATACGTCAGGCGCAGTACTAGACGGCAATCTATTTATCAACAACGGTTCGCCAACGGTTTACTTGCAGGACACAGACAACCGCTCGTCAATGGTTCACTGCAATAGCAACATCTTCTACGTGTTGCGCGGTTCCGGCACTAACTCAACAAGCTGGACCCAATATGCAAGTCGCTGGCCACTCGAAATCAATCTTGAAAATAACGACGCCGTCTTCGGCGGCAACGTCACAGCCTACTCCGATCGAAAGCTAAAGAAAGACATAGAGCCTATTGGCAACTCTATGGAGATCTTCTCGAAGCTTGATGCCAAGCGTTACCGCTGGAAAGAGACTGGCGAAGACGATATTGGCTTCATCGCGCAGGATGTACAAGCCGCAGGTCTAGATGTCTTTGTTAAGGAAAATGAACGCAAAGATCCAGCCACCGGAGAGGTGCAGGATACACAACTGACTCTTGATTACAGCAGGATGTCAGCCCTTCTTTGGGACGTTGTAAAGCAGCAGCAATCCCAAATCGATACTTTAACCAAGCGAATAGAGGAGCTTGAAAATGGCGATCACTAACACACGTACAGTAGAGAGAATCGAAGTATCACCCTCGACTGATGATCCGGTTGTTAATGTTTTTTATATCAACACGTTCGATGATCCAGATGATGATCGACTGCCTACTACCACTACAACGGTTGTGAGCTTAATGAGAAACACGACGACATTAGATGACGACGGAAATCCAACAACTACGGCTACTGACGTTACTGGCGAAGACCAGATGGTTCAGGACATCTGCGCGGCGGTCTGGACTGACTAATGGCCCTTCAGACCTCTGGCGCTATATCGCTGAATGACATCCATGTTGAGATGGGAGGAACCTCGGGCACCACTGTGTCCCTAGGTGATTCAGACATTCGTGCTGTAGCGGGGTCAGCGTCAGGGGCATCTGCCATTGGTAGTTGTTATGGGGTCACGGTTATTACCGTGACTCAGGGGACGCTTAGTCAGCAATACTCGACTTCGCGCGGTTTTTATGACGACTTCAGTACAGGCTCTGCGTCTCCATCCAATGTGAGAGGCGTCAATCTTAATCATATTGAAGAGTGCGCGAGAGTAAACGCCTCCTCTGGGATGTTTTTTCAATTTGAGGTTGTCTATTCATCAGCCATTCCTGCAAACGAGTACTCGAGAATTTCGTTTGTAGCAAACGGGGCTACAACAGTAATGACTACTGCTGAGTCGTCAACGACATCAACTCGCGGCGGCTATGGAAGGCGTTGGGCTTGGAGTTTATCTAACGGTCTCGACACAACAGAGATAAGCAACATTACTACCGAGTGGGACGGCTCAGGAAATATCAAGGTAGCGGTTAAGCCATGAGAACACTGGTCTACGATACTCCTGCCGAAGACGCTGTTTTTCTTGAGGGCGAGGTGCGCTCACCTGCAATAACGCAGGAAACTCCTGTGACGTTTCGAGTTCCTATTATTAGGACAAACGGCGTTATCGACATGGGGGCTACTGTGGCCTTGGTCCATGAGATGGAAGATCGTATGGATGAAGACATTGCAGAAAACCCAAACCTCGCTCGCGTACCAATGGACCCGCCAGACTTATGATTACTTTCGAGACAATAACCAGCGTCGACGACATCGAGTTCAATGATTTGTTTTGGGCGTCCTTGCCGTCGCTAGATGCAGGAAGCTACCCGTGGCATTTATATGGGACGCTGACAGATCTAGAGAAGCGCGATCATATGCGAAGCAATTTTAATCGTGTTATGGCGGACGGCTTCGCGTGGACCGTATCGGATGGTGACGGCGTGCTAATGCTTAACGCAGGCATACAGGATGGGACGACAGCGCAGTGGCTGGTTGGGCTGGTAAAGCCTGACGCGAGCGGAAGCAAGTCGTACCTCTACAACGAAGACTATCGTAACGCTCGCAACGCTTACTGGGCCGAGATCGGTATTACGAGCTGGACGCTAGAAACGGCGGGTGCAAACACACCAGTACACGCCCACCTGCTAAATCGACAGACTGCAGATGCTATTGGCGCAACACTAACCGAGAACGCGCGAGAGGTGGCACCGCACCTTACGCTGATGGAATTAACTGTCGGATGAAAAGGCTGCTAATACTGGTGCTGGTTCCAAGTTTGGCTTTTGCGCAAATTGAGCCGGTACCAGATATAGACCCAGCGCCTACGAGAGACAGCGAGTACGAGCCTGATTTTGAGGGGGGTGGTGACGATACCAACATCGAGGGCGACCTCAATACGTCGAACTCCAATAACGGCAACGTGACTAAGACGTACAACGGAGCTGGTTCTCGGTCCATGCCCGTCACGACAGCAGTTAGCCCGAGCCTTATGAGCAGCGGGCAGCAGTCATGTCTTAAGTCTTTGTCGGGCGGTCTGCAGCTGATGTCGGTGGGCATCTCGTCTGGTAAATACACGCAAGACGAAGAATGTAACCGCAGGCTCAACGCGATTACGCTCTCAAATATGGGGATGAAGGTCGCAAGCGTTAGCTTGATGTGCCAGAACGCTCAGGTTTGGCGGGCTATGTTTATGAGTGCAACCCCGTGCCCGATCATTAGGGGCGGAAGGTTGTTAGTGGGGAAGACGGCGCTACTGGAAGTCAAGTCTAACCCGGAGATGTGGATTCCAGACTATCACGAAGATAAGGAGTTTTACGACGCACTATTACTTGGGGGTAACAGCAATGACGGTGAGAGTTCTGATGGGCGTAGTATTAGCGATCGCTTCCGCTCCACTCTACGCGACGGAGATTGATGATCTAGTCGACACATCGCAAAGCATCCGCGATACGTTTGCCTACGGTATTAAGACAATTGCTGGCGGTTCCTCCTACGCATGGGATGGTAATATCGCGCCTGCGATGGCTGAGAACGGTCATATTAGTAAATCCCAACAAGACGCATATAACCAAGCGGTCGCAGCAGTAGCGGCGGCCACATACACCTACGACCCCGGTGCAGACGAGTACTTCCAAGATCAAGCCGATCAGGCTATGGACGTTGTGTCCGAGATGATCGATGCCTATGTAGAGGCCGCTCAGCAAGTCATCATGGTTGCCACTGTCAATGAAATGGCTCAGGACGCTCAAGCAGCGCCTGACCAGCGCGAAGCGATGGAGCTGCAAGAGTTCATGGCGGCTAACGACGTCACGCTTACAGACTCTGATATTACCGAGTACAACGACGCCCTATCAAATACAGAGGCGGCAATACAAACAGCCGCTGCTTACATGGCTGTTGCGGGGGATGAGACGCTTCTAGAACAGGCAAACGACATGGCGTATGACATGCGTGTCACCTACGAAGAAACCGCGTCGGTTTTCTTTGATTTAGCAACGCAAGCCGTGTGGGTATCTTTTGATGGTGGTAGCACCATTCAAGGTCTGCAGGTCGGCAACTACTTTGTCTCTGCAGAGGACGTGTTAACTGAAGCCGAAACAGACGACTTCTGGATCACGTCCCCAGAAGGCGGTTGCTGGTTTTCGGCGAACCAAGAGGAGTGTTTAAACGGTGGCCCTTGAAGATTTAGAGTTAAATGTAGGCGGCACGCAGATAAAAGGCGTTTGGATCGCTATTGTGCTGTCATTTGCCTCAACAATTGGCGGCGGTATCTGGGCAGCGTCCCAGTTCTTTTCTCAGTTAAACGAGCAGTCTGAGGCAGTAGTTGCAGCAACATCGCAGGCCGAAGGGTTGGCCAAAAGGTTTGATGATCTACGCGAATCTAACGCTCTCCGTTTGCAGGATATGGACAAGAAGCTTGCCGGAATGGAGCAGGCCATGACAGCGGCAGATGTCGAGAACCTGCAAGGCAAGCTCGCCGAGCTAGGTGCGAACCTTATGCAGATTATGGACGCACAGCAGGAGCTGCTGGATATAAGGGACCGGATAGCATCTGTCGAGAAGACATCGTCTGAAACAGAGCTGCGCGTATCGGGTAAGTTGGAAGCCCTAAGCACGATAAACGACCGCCTCAAAAAGTACGAACGCGATATGAATGACCTTTGGATGGCGATTGATGCTACAAACCCGTTAGGTGGCAACTAATAGTTGCAAAAATTAGCACAGCTAATAAAATGACGGATAGATGTTTATGCCCTATAGGAGTTAGCAAATGACCGATGGATCACAAGTCCAAACTGTAACGATCGACGAAGTGGAATACCAAATCGAAGATCTTTCTGACGAGGTAAAAGAGTTGCTGTCACTACATGCTCAAGCAAATGACATGATGGTTGGCGCTCGAAGACAGGCCGTGATTCACGAAGTGTCAGTCACAAACCTCGCTTCCCTAATCAGCCAGCGAGTGAAAAGTGAAAACAGTGACGACGCAGCCGAGGTCATCGAGTCAGAGTGACTCGGTAGATCGATACTGGGAGGCGATCAACCGTATCGCTTCCCACGAAGCTATGTGTGAAGAGCGGTCTAAGACAATCTTTAATCGTCTGGACCGCATCGACGACTCCCTAGAAACAATGAACAAGCGAATGTTCACTCTAGGGGTAATGCTATTAGGCGGTATGGCAGGGCTTATTGTCACCTTGCTCATGAAGTGAGGTAGCTATGGCGTATTTTAAACGCGACAGTTTTAGTGGTATCGCCCCCGGAGTCTCCCCAAGACTTCTCTCTGAGCAATTCGCTCAAACAGCAGAAAACGTAGACTTTGAATCAGGTCGTCTGAAGCCAGTTACTTCAGACTCTGACACATTTACGCTGACTAACACCGCACGCCGCTCTATCTTCTTTTATCGTGATACCAACTGGTTGCAGTGGAACGACGATGGAGTATCCGTGGTTCAGGGTCCAATACCCGCCGACACACTAGACCGTCTTTACTGGACGGGGGAAGACTACCCACGTATGGGCACGGCTGCGACTATTGTGGCAGGGTCAAGTTACCCAGCTTCAAGTTTTAGGTTAGGCGTACCAGCTCCGTCCGCTGCTCCAGCCATCACCAAGACAGGTGACGCGGACGACACGCAAACGCCTGACGACGTAGCGTACGTTTATACGTTCGTTACTGCCTTCGGCGAAGAAGGACCGCCCAGCCCAGCAAGCAACGTGTTGGAACGTACCGATACGGAAACGATAACGATTCCTTTACCATCTACTGAGCACCCTAGCGGGAATTACAACTTCGGCACGGGCGCGAAGAAGCGTATTTATAGATCAAACACAGGTAGTACAAACACGACGTTCCAGTTTGTCGCGGAGGTGTCCTTTGCAACAACTACGTATGATGATAGCTCTGAGTCGTTTGCGCTCGGGGAAGTGTTACCAAGCGGTACATGGATTGGTCCGCCGGACGATGATACGAGCCTATATCCTAACGGGCCGCTTGTTGGCCTTATTGCTGTTGCTAACGGCGTTTTTGCTGGTTTTACGGGCAAACGTCTTTGTCTTAGTGAACCTTTCCTACCTCATGCGTGGCCTATCGACTATCGCATAACGCTTGAGGAAGACATTGTTGCTATTGGCTCTGTCACCAACGGTATTGTGGCTCTTACAGATGGCGCTCCGTATTTTGTAACGGGCGTTGACCCCAGTGCTATGACAGCAATCAAGCTCGACATAGCACAGGCTTGCGTCAACGATAAGAGCGTCGTAGACATGGGCGAGTACCTGCTATACGCCGGTCCAGACGGGCTGGTCGCTGTGTCAGGTGGCGAGGGTGAGGTTGTAACTAACGGTCTGATCTCTGCCAGACAGTGGAACGACGACTTTAACCCAACTACGTATCGGGCGTTCAGGCACGAGAACACGTACGTTGCCTTCTGGAACGGCGGCGGTTTTGTTTATGACCCACGTGCGGGTGAGGCAGCGCTCTCTAATCTTAGTTACACAGGTGAAGTGCGTGGCGGGTACATGCATCCCAAAGACGGTGAGTTGTACATAATCGTAGGTAATAAGATTAAAAAGTACCGTGGAGGTACGGCCAATAAAACTTTAAAATGGAAGTCTAAACAGTACGTCACGCCTAAACCTGTCAGCATGGGTTGGGTGTCAGTACACGCTCAAGCATATCCGGTGACTGTGCGAGTGTGGGTTGATGGGACACAGATCGCTGTTTACTCGCTTTCATATTCGAACAACGTGTACACGCAGTCGGTGACTGTGCCATCGGGCGCTTCATCGGGCACGCTGCGTGAACCTATCATGCGTTTGCCTGCTGTCGTGGGCCAAGTTTGGGAGGTAGAGGTAGAAGGCGCTGTAGAAATCGATGAGGTATGTCTCGCTCAGAGCATGGATGAGATAGCTGCCCTATGACTGTACGCACTAATAATCCGACTAAGGTTCCGGGTTTTCCGAAACCCCCGGCGGATGTGTCACCACAGTTAAGGAGATACCTTGAAAGCATTTCTGAGGCACTTGAGATCAGGCTGGGAAGAAGGGGCGATGTTCGTGATCGTGCTATTACCCTTCGTGAGCTTATTGACACAGGTCTTGCCGTTGATTTAGCCAACCGGCCTTTCGATCCGAACACGCCTAGCACTGATTTTCTTCCGCCATCAACTGGCAATTCTGGAGATGTAGAGACACCTACTGCGCCTACGGGCGTAACTGGCGCTGGTGGATATGCTGTCGCCCAGATTTATTGGGACTTGCCGACATATCGTGGGCATTCATTTACTGAGATTTGGCGCTTTGACGCCGACACGATTGGCGACGCACAATTCGTTGGTATTAGCTCTGGTATATCTTTTGTAGACCCAATTGGCGCAGGGCTTACTAGGTACTATTGGCTTCGGCACGTGAACATAAACGAAGAGCCGGGGCCGTACCACGCTACAGCTGGTCTAGAAATAGCTACGGCTACGGACGTAGAGCACATCCTTGAGATCATAGAAGGGGCTATTACAGAGTCTGAGCTTGCGAACGCTCTCACTACCCGCATAGATCTAATTGACTCGCCAGCGACAGTAGCTGGTTCGGTGGCAGCGCAAGTTGCAGCAGAGGCCAACGCTCGCGCTACTGCTATATCGAGCGAAGCGTCGGCCCGTGCTACAGCGATTACTGACGCTATAGATGATGAAGTCGAGGCTCGTAACTCTGCGATATCGTCCTCAATAGCAACTGAGGTGACTAATCGAGGCACAGCGATTACAAGCGCTGTTAGTGCGGAGGCGTCAGCCCGTGCTACTGCTATATCGAACGAAGCTTCGGCCCGTGCTACAGCTATCACGAACTCGGCCAACACCTTGCAAAGTCAGATCAACGACATTGTTGGTGTATCTGCTTACGACGGCTCTACCTCGTACTCGACTGGAGACTTGGTTACGTACAGCGATAGCCTGTACAGAGCGAAGCAAAGTACGTCGGGTAATCTCCCTACCAACACTACTTACTGGGAGTTGATTGGGGACTACGACAGTCTCGCTGATGTGGTATCAGCAAACTCTGCGTCAATCACGTCTTTAAATACGGTGAGCGCAACGTCTTCTTCTGCTGCTGCTCAAGCTATTGCGGGGCTACAAAGCACTGTAAACGACGCAACAACGGGTCTTGTCGCTACTCGCTCAACCTTGTTGACTAGCTATTCCACAACATCGGATATGAACTCCGCCATCAGTACTGCGATAACAGGGCTGGCTTCGACTGCTGATTTGGGCGATTACGTAACGAACAGCACGCTTACTACTAACTATTCAACTACTGCCGATATAAACTCGGCGATTAGCACGGCTACTGAGTCGCTTGTATCAACGACCGAGTTAGACGATGAGTTGGGTGACTACGCGACAACAGCGACGTTGACGAATGACTACCTGACCGCGACAGATACAAATAGTGCAATAAGTACGGCAACAAGCAGTCTGGCGTCTACTACTGACCTTGACGACTACGTGACGTCAGCCCACTTAACCAGCAACTATCTGACTGAGACTGGCACTAACAGTGCGATTACGCAGGCCACCACGAATCTTGTATCGTCATCCACGCTTGACGATTACGTGTTGGACTCAGACCTGACCACGACTCTGGGTAGTTATGCGACGACTGCAACGCTGACGACAAACCACTATACAAAAACTCAGGCTGATAGCGCGATTTCATCTGCTACGCAGAGCCTTGTGTCAAACACAGACCTGACTACTGAGCTGAGCGATTATGCGACAACCGCAACGCTAACAAATGACTATCTGACTGCAACAGAAACCAACAGTGCGATTAGCACAGCTACTCAGAGCCTTGTATCGAACACGACGTTAAACAACTACGTAACTAACGCAACGCTGACAAACGACTACTACACAATCACAGAAGCGGATAGCGCGATTAGCACAGCTACTCAGAGCCTTGTGTCTACATCTGACCTAACGTCAGCGCTTTCTCCGTACGCTACGACATCTACGCTTACAAACAATTACTACACGAGTGCAGAGGCTGACTCTGCAATATCGCAGGCAACTCAGAACCTTGTGTCTAATACGGCGCTGTCTGGTTATGTCACTAACAGCACGTTGACGACCAATTACTACACAATCACAGAAGCAGATAGCGCGATCAGTAGTGCTACGCAGAGTCTTGTGTCGACTACAGACCTTTCGACGGCGCTGAATCCCTATGTTCAGAACTCTACGTTAACCAACAGTTACTACACGATTACTGAAGCTGATGCTGCGATTAGCTCGGCAACACAGAGCTTAGTGTCCAATTCGTCGCTTGCAGATGAGCTGGTAGACTACGTAACGGACAGCGACTTAGACACCACGCTAGATGACTACGCGACTACTGCAACGCTGACTAACAACTACTACACACGTACTGACGCAGATAGTGCAATCAGCACAGCGACGCAAGACCTTGTGTCGTCTACTAACCTAACAAATGCGCTAGGTAGCTACGTTACTAACTCAACGCTGTCGACCAACTATTACACTAGCAGTGAGGCAGACACTGCGATTACTAACGCAACGCAAAGTCTGGTGTCGACTACAGACCTTACCACCACGCTAGGTAACTACCCGACTACCTCGTATCTGACTACGAATTACCTGACTGAAACTGATACAGAGAGTGCGATTAGCTCCGCGACACAGGACTTAGTGTCGAGTAGTGGCTTAGCGACAGAGCTTTCAGACTATGCGACTAACGCTAACCTGACTAACAATTATCTTACGTCGACAGCGACTACCAACGCGATATCACAGGCGACGCAAAATTTGGTTTCGACGACTGACTTGTCTGATGAGTTGGGTGACTACGCGACTAATGCGACGCTGACTAACAACTACCTAACTGAGACAGAGACTACCAGCGCAATTAGTACAGCAACTCAAAGTCTGGTTTCAACTACGGATCTGTCTGACGAGCTAGGTGACTACGTAAATAACAGCACGCTGACTAATAACTATCTGACTGAGACAGAGACGAATAGTGCGATCAGCGTAGCGACACAGAACCTTGTCTCTACTAGCGGTTTATCTACAGCGCTTGGTGATTACACAAGTACATCGGACCTTACTACGAACTACTACACAAGGTCGGAAGCTGACACGGCGATAAGTAATGCGACGCAAACGCTGGTCTCTACTACGGCTCTTAATAATGCATTAGGCGATTACGTTACTGACACAGATCAGACAACAGCGCTTAGTGACTACGTTACTACTGCAACGCTGACTACCGATTATTCGACAACAACTGACATGAACTCGGCGATTAGCTCGGCTACGACGGACTTGGTGTCCACGTCTACGCTTGGCGGTTACGCGACTACGGCGGCGGTTCAGCAGAATTTCTATACCAAGGCAGATGGTGAGGATCTGGAAGCGCAGTACACCGTAAAGGTCGACCTAAACGGAGCTGTAGCTGGTTTTGGTCTGGCGTCTACGACTACAGCAGCGGGGAACATTGTTAGTGAATTTATTGTAAACGCTGACCGTTTTGCGTTGTTAGGTAGTGCTAGTGACACTGGCAATCCTACTGTTCCGTTTAGCGTTATTACTAGCCAGCAGGTAATTAACGGCGAGACTGTACCTGCCGGTGTGTACATAGCCGATGGTTTTATTAAGAACGGCACGATAACCAATGCCAAGATTGGCGACGCTGCGATCGACAACGCGAAGATTGCCAACTTGTCTGCTGACAAGATTACTGCGGGCACGATAGACACCAACCGTCTTAACATCGATAGCACGACGCTTACGTCTAACCCGAATACTGGAGCACTTCAGGTAAACGCTATAGAAGCGAACCAGATAACTTCTGGCAGCATTAGCGCTACTGTGATGCAGGGCACCAACGTCTACGCAGGTAATCTACTCGGCGATGTGAGTATCATGCGTTCGTTTAGAGACACTACTCTTCAGCAGTTTGCGGGGGGTGCTAACACTGGTACGTATGGAGGCACGCTTATTTTCTTAGAGGAAGATCTTCCAGCGACTTCCCACTCAACTGTGGGGCATATACCGTATGCGCAGTGCAGCGGTTGGTTTAACTCTACGAACTCAAAGACATATAGCATACGAATGTGGATGAAGGATAACTCAACTGCTTCTACTACTTTGGGGTCGCCCACGTCGGTAGGGACACAGGGGGGTAGCAAAGGATCAGCAACCTTACACTACGCGACGTTTAGCGGCGATAAACGATTTGACGCTCCTCAAGGCAGCGTACTTAGCAACGGGTCTTCATCAGGTACTGTTACTAGCGCGCTCTACAGCAGCTCAACCAACGTGACAACGCTGTACTATACGACTGCTTATTTCAGCACAAGTAATACGATTACTGTGTCGGCGTCTAATACCTATCAGCTAGTTGGCGAAACGCGCTTTAAAGCCAGTACAAGTCTATATATGCCGTTTGCTATCTCCGGCACGCTAGGCAGACGTACTACAGGTACCGTTGATTTGAAGTTAGATATGACTAGGTACGGTAGTTCTGGAGTCGGTAATAGTGATACTGGCAGCACGGCTGACCAGATCGGTGAAGTAAACGGTTTAGTAATTGGTATGAGATAAGGAGAAAAGTGATGCATAAGGGACAACCCTGCATAAATCAGAAGCCAAAGGGTAGTAAGAGGAAGAAAAAGAAGTATAATTAGTACAGCTAATAGACAATGTCAGGATGACAATACATGGATGCTGTAAACAACCCTTCGCACTATAAGACCGGCGACATTGAATGCATAGATGCAATCAAAGCGTCTATGTCTTCCGAGCAATTCATCGGTTACCTCAAAGGCAACGTAGAAAAGTATGTCTGGCGTATGTCATACAAGGGGAAGCCAGTCGAAGATTTACGGAAAGCTCGCTGGTATTTGGATAGACTAGTAGAGGAGCTTGCCAATGACTGAATGGATGCTCGAAAAATATGGTCCTTTTATGGACGTTGGTGAGCTGGCTGAAGTGCTAAAAATTAAAAAAACAACGCTTTACAATCAGCTATATGCTGACAAGGTAGATCTTCCATATGTGAAGAGGGGGAAGAAGTATTTGTTTCCTACAACTGAGGTGGTCTCTCAGATGCAGGCTGCTTTGCGAACGCAGTCGACAGAGATCTAGGACTTAGCTGCGTATAACGCTTTAGGCTGGTCCACGTCTTGTGCCCGCTGATAGCTGCTACCTCTGGAATAGTCATTCCTTTTTCGAACATTCGACTAATTGCTTCGTGCCGGAGGTCGTGAAACCGTAGGTCGTAGATCTCAGCCTTTTTTCTTAGTTTGGCAAATTTATCGCTAATACTGGCGGCGCGGAGAACGTCCTCGAACACCCTACCACCCTGTTTACTTTGCTGCTTTTCACGTAGGAGCGCCTCTCTCGACGCCGGTAAAAGCGGTATTAGCTGGTCGTTTCCGATCTTTTGCTTAGGGTTTTTTCGGTCTCGAATGAGCAACGTACCACGGTCAAAGTCCACGTCTGACCATTTGAGTGCGTGAATTTCTGACTCACGTAACCCTGTTTCGACAGCTATCTCGATCATGGGCCTGATCCAACTGCCTTTGGCTAGGTTAAGCAGGGTTTGTAGTTCGTGGTCCGTGGGTCTCCTGTTACGTTTTCTACTGCCTTGTACTACATCTACCTGAGATAAGACGCCGATTGCTGCGCGCACAGGGTTGTCTTTTAGTGGAGCGTTCCACAAGGTCCGTGCTACATCGATGGCTTGCGCGAAGTAGGTTAGTTCTTGGTTCAGGGTAGAGGGGGCGATTTCGCTGGCACGCTGTTTTGCATAGGATAAAACAAAGGCGGGAGACAGATCTGAAAGACGCAAGTGTCCGACTCTTCGTGCCGTGCTTCTTACTGTTGCGAGTTTACTTTTGCCGAATGGCTTTGCCCCGTGAATTTCGGCGATGTACCGGCGAAATATTGAATCAAGATTCGTGATACGTGCTTCACGGTCCGAGATCCACGATCCATTGGCCATAGCTGCTTCTGTTTGAAGCGCCCATTGTTTGGCTGCAGTACGTGTGTCGAAGGTGCGGTTTTCGGGTTTGAAGTTTGCTTTGCGAACGCGGACGTAGAACTTACCGTCTCTCTTTATTATAGTGGCCAACTGTCCCTCTTGTGTCTCAAAAGAAACAGCATACCCCCGGAAAGCCTTGTACTGCAAGGGTTTGCGAGAACTGGCGGAGAGAGAGGGATTTTCTCCGTTTGCAGGCACGATGTTAATAAAATCAACACGTTAGTTCACTATAGTAGTGTGCTAAGTACACGTTATTTCACTTTGTTTAGCATTGAACTGTCCCAATGAGACAGTTATTTTTTGCTTGGTGTAATCGTAATTGACCCGTTGTCGTGCACAGTTGCTTTCCATTTACGTGATAGGTCTATTGTAATTTTTGACCGCGCACCGGTGGGTAAGCTGAGGTACTGAGGGTAGTCATCAAGGTTAGCGCTGGGGTCAATTTCTCGAGGATCTACCCCTAGAAAATTTGCCAGCTTGATAACCGCAGGCGGGTTAAGCTCTGTGATGTTGTTTAGATATTGGGCGAGTGCGCCCTGTGTCCAACCTAGCTTTTTGGCTGCTTCGGTTTGAGTGACGCCTATTTCGGACTTTCTTAAGTCCCAAATTTTTCTCAGGTTATTAGCAGCCACGGAAGAATCCTTCTTCGTAGTCATGGCATTTTTCCAAACAGAACGCTGATATCCACTGAGCAACAGCTTTCGTAGACATAGCGCGCTGTCTAAATAGTTCTGTCGGGATTGGGGAGTCCCAGTCCTTATCAATTATTATATTTCCTAATACTGATCCTATAACTAGAGCTACCTGCTTGTCCATAGCTAACATCCTGTCCAACCAAAGCTTTTGTTGTTCAGACAGGCTTGTTTTGACAAGCGTTGTGTCCCGCTTAGGTAGCTTTACGTACTTGTATTCAACGAATAAACAGCGGGCAGGACCAGCGTAAAACGCATCTGGCACACCGCCCGCATACTTGTCGTTAATCTTCCAGACAAAAACGTCAGGAGATAACTGACGATGCACGGACCTTACGAATCCGTGCTCGTTCATTCATTACCCAGAGAACTGGTCGAATAACCCTTCGGCAACTGCATAGTCCTCGTCAGTTACCCAGCCAACCCACTCGACGTCGAGGTTCATGAACTGTTGACCAGTGCGTGACTCAACGGGTTGTGACTTGAGACGCCACAAGCTGCTGAACCGATCGCCGCCTTTGCTGGCAATCTGCGTGTTCCAGCTGCGTGAGACACGTAGCTTTGAACTGGTAAAGTCCATGATGATTGGATGGGACAGGTCACCTGTCTCGGGATTCTTAAGCAACAAGATGTGTGAGTGCGTGTCTTTGATCTCGTACTCGCTTGGCTTTTCCTGAGCGGCTACTGCTGCTTCAGCATCTGCTTGGTTGGTGAAGTTACCGAGCAAGCCACCGCCTGCTTCCATGTTACGCCATACGACATACTCTACTTTGAACTTGAGAGAGACGGCGTACAGCTCTTCACCGTAGACTTCGCTACTGATGCTGTTGATGAAGTGGCCAACGTCTGCGCCAGCGATGTGCTTGGGCGAATACTTGTCGACCTCTGGAGACATTTTCTGCAGCAACTTGATGCGTGGTATTGCGATTGCGCTACCGACATCCTCATTACCACGACCCGCACCTTGTGCTGCGCGCACGTGTGCTGGAACGTCGTTTGATACGAGAGAGATTGCTGCTGATTCTTTTACTGCTACTGCTGATTTAGGCATAACTTGATCCTTAGAGTTTGCGCATATTTAGTTTGCGAACGGTTCGTGGCTGCAGGCCGGGGACATTCTCGCCGAGCTTGAGTATCTCCTTGTAAGCAGTACTACTTGGTCTGCGTTGGAGAAGACTGAAGTCTCTAGTGTCAACGATGTGGGCGTAGAGTTCATCCCAGTCGGTGACATCGGGGACCGTGTCTTCGTTGATGGATACGGAGGCTTTGTCATTAGCTGTACGTGACAATCCTTGTGCATCCAACTCTTTGAGCAAGATAGTTTCGTTACCACGAAGCTGTTCTTGCAGGTCTTTGGTTTGCGCATTTAGTTCATCGATTTGATTTTTGATGGTTACGCGTTGTTCTATTAGTTCATTAATATTCATGCTGATTCTCTTAACGATGTGGTTTGGTTGAGTATGCCGAGTAGTTCATCCATTCGGCCTAGTTTGGTTTCTAGCTTGTCGTAAACTTCAGGTTCCCAAGTATCCTGAGCAGCAATCCGTATGACCTCTGTGCGTTGGGTTTGACCAGCGCGATAGATGCGTCGATTGAACTGCTGGTAGTGCTCAGCGTTATAAGTGGGAGACGCCCAGATCACCGTGGTTGCTTTGGTCATGGTGAGACCATGTCCTGCAGACTGCGGGTGGGCGAATACAACCTGAAGCTGCCCCGCCTGCATGCGGTCAACAATGTCTTTGCGTTTGTGTGCGGCTGTGGAGCCATCGATCACGCCGTACTTAATCGATAGCTTTTCAGCAAGTTCGACCAGATGGTCTCGCTCGTGTTTCCAGTTGAATGCAACCAGCGAGTGCTTACGCTCCTGCACTAGTTGCATTACTAGGTCGTAACGCTCAGCGTGTATGCCCTGAGCTTTACCGTTTTCGTCATAGACTGCGCCAGTGCACAGCTGCAGTAACTTCTTAACCTTGGCACCGGCATGGACTGCGTTGATTGTGCCTTGCGGTGTGTATAAGACGCTGTCTTCAGCAAGGATCTTGTACGCATCCATCGTTTGTTTGTTGAGGTCAACGTAGCGCGTAGACACAACCTGTTTCGGCATGTCGATACATTCTTCAAGGGAGAAGCGAATGTTGATGTCGAAGAGAGCAGAGGCAACAATCTCTTGTGCATCGGGTCTGTCTATCCACACGTTAGCAAAGCCGTTGAACTGTGGCTGGCACACCGCGCTACGGAAACTGTAGAACCGTTTACCGAGGCGTTCACCATCGTCTACTAGAAGTGTTGGGTGCCACACGTCTAGGATGGTGTTGCTGTTAGGTGTACCTGACATTGCAATGCGGTAGTCAAAGTTAGTCATGATCTTTGCAGCATTCTTGGAGCGCTGGCTGTTTGCGTTTTTGAATGCTGTGAACTCGTCGATGCAGATAGTGCTGAATGGCTCAAGGTAGCCGGGGTTTTTTGCGAGCCATTTGACTGCGTCGTGGTTGGTGATAACGACGTCTGTTTCTTCATCAAACGCTTTCATACGGTTCTTGGCGTATGCAACTGAGTACGACAGCTGCGGTGCAAACTTACGTATGTCGTCACCCCACGAGGCTTCTAGGATAGAAAGCGGAGCAAGTACAAGCATACGACCGTCACCGAAGCCACGCTTAACAAACGCATCAATTACGCTGCGTGTTTTGCCTGTACCGGGGTCGGAGGTAATGAGTACACCGGGCTTACTAAGGATGAAGTCGGTGGTTGTAGTTTGATGTTTGAACGGTTTCATAATCCTAATGGCACCTTTCTGTTTAAGAATATTAGCACAGCTAATATTAATGTTGCAAAAAATTGATGGCTTTGTTGCTAGTCCAACACATGGCGCAATCACCGCAGCTGAGTTTGATGCCTCTTTGCTCAGGGCAGATGAGGCCAGTATATCGCTCTCTTTCTGAAGCAATGACGTTGGCTTGTAGGTTCATTGGTGCTGTGAACTTTGAGTCGGAGAACCTAACGTAGCAGTTGTCCATTGTGTTCATGCGGGTAATGGCTTCACCGATCTCGGACTGTGGATCGTGGTGCGTGTACCCCCATACGTGAAGCATGTCCCATCCAACAACGTAGTCGTTCCAGAAGTTAACGTAGTCGACACTGAAGAAGTCGCCTAGTACGTGCAGCCTGATAGCTAATGGTTGTCCTTTCCATATGTGTTTGCAGATTAGATCGCTGATGTTTTCTTCTAGATTGGTGAGGAACATAGGGTGTGTATGATCGTAACGCGCAGCAAACGGCATGTTGTTGCCATAGCAGGTGTCCCATTGTTCGCAGTCGGAAGGGCAGGTGGTGCGTTCTTCGAGCGTCAGGCTGTAGATTGCAGCATTTTTCCAAGCGCCAGTGGTGACCTTACTACCCAGTTTCTTGTTGTTTCCGCCGGGTTTTAGCATTGTCACGGACGGCGTCTTTACGCTTTTTAGATACCGCGTTCGTGTGCGGCGCTCTTTCACGGGCGACAATGTCTTCATAGATTTCTCTCCTGATGTGTGTCTTGTCTGCTTTGGGTACTTTGGTAACAAGACGGATGTCCGCAACTTTTAGCTTGTATGTCATCCAGTACATGGCTTCTGGTGGGTCGGTCACAATTACAAACTCGATCAGAGTCTTGTTTTCCCGTCTGTGCCACATCTGCATAGCCTGTTTCCTTAAGTCGTTTAAGCCAATGAATGAGTTCAACTACGGTGAGTAGTCGAAAGAAAAAACTCATGAAACCTCCCCCTGTGATTTGATTCGATCGTTGAGTTGTTTTATGTGCACTGGCAAGTCTTCGAGTTGGAACTCGTCGAATGGTTTGCCGTTTGCGTCAGCTTCCATCGCTAACACATCGAAGACGACATCTTCAGTTATGCCGCCAAGTAGAAGGCTCGTGGCCCGTTGTTCTTGTTTGTGGTCCATGCTTTATCTCCAGACATAAAAAAGCCCCGGTAGACCACTCACCTACCGGGGCAACACTAAGTTGTGCCGCAACTTAGAGGGATTAACTAACGCCCCACTGACATTCAGCGGGTTCTTCACCATTGGTGTTTTTGAACGAGCACCAGCGACACGCCTGCTTACTGGGTGTAGGCGCGAAGTCTTCACACGTTGTCATAGCGATGGCGCGTTTGTGAAAGCCGGGGGCAAACTGCATAGCATCGGCTCGTGTGTATGTCTTGGTTGTCATTTCGCCTTTATCTAGGTACCACAGCTCGGTTTGTACAAAGTCGAGGTGTGGGTAGCGAAAGAACGTGCCGATTGCGTACAACAGACACTGCTGCGAATGGGTAATCTCGTTGCCAAACTTTTTGCCTGTCTTGTAATCGATGACTCGTGCACTACCTTCGTCTTCGTGCACAAGGGCATCTAGTTTGATGCGTGCCCATGTCTTAGGCTCCATCCATCCGACAGGTGCCCATTCTGTGTTAAAGCCCCATTCGCCTTCTAGTTCGACTTTAGCGTTTGCATACATACTGCGCAGTTCTTCAAAGTCGTCTCGGAACTTAGCTAGACTTTGTGGGAAGTCACCGAGCGTGCCGTTGACGTAGTCTTCAGCCTCTTGGTGTATCTGTGTGCCACGGTCAGCTGCTGGGCTGGATGGCTCTTGGACTCGTCGCACACGTGATATGTAGGTGCGGTAAGGGCATTCTTCAAAAACTTTTAGGGCTGAGTAGGACCATGCTTTAACTGGTCCGAGTTGTTCAGGTACTTCAAAAGCCTTGTCTATATCAGGCCGTTGGCTCTGGGTAAGATTCATAGTACGAATATTCCTGCTTCGTTGTTATTAGTATAGCTAATAGTTTTAAGCTCGCAAGAGCTTTCTATCTTCGTCCTCAAAGTGAGTATCGATGATGGCTTGCAGATTTTTATCTGAGATATTCCATTTTGTTTCTATACCTCTGATGACGGACTGCGATTTGTCGCCTGAGATAGCGAATGGGCGCTTACGCGTTGGCTCTAACCCATGACGTTGTAACCGCTTGATAAACTCACGTTGGCTAAGACGTGGGTTTTGTTCGGTTTGTATGTGGAATACGGTTCGTAAGTGCTCTGTTGGTAGTATGACGTATGGGTCTCCAGCTTCTGCAATCCAGTTTTTAACGAAACGCTGAGCCGTCATGATTTCGTTTGCGAACGCGACTGTACCTGTGTTGATGTCGAGAATGTCTGCAAAGTGGCCAAGGTTTCCGTCGCTGATAGCTTTGCAGAACTCTTCAAAGACTGTCATGCCAACGGTGCGCATTTGTTCTTTAGCACGGTTGTCGATAGGTACGTGGATGAATCGTTCTTCGTATTTGAAGGTGTTTAGTACACCAGCGAAGGCTCGTAATTCGTTGTCCATGTTGTACAACTTGTCTGGCAGCTCAGGGTGCGCGTCAAGAAGCTTAGTGTCCTGTCGAGGTGCGATGTTGTAACGTCGGTCACCCGTATCTATCTTGACTGCATCTAGTCTGTTGGTGAAGAACAAGAAGTTGCAGTAGCTTTCGACTTGTACGCTGTTGCTACGCATTGCTCGAATTGACACATTCTTTTCTGCAATCCAGTTTTTGAGTTTGTCAGCAATCTTACTAGTGCCTGTTTTGGCTGAACCCATGTGAAATTCGTCAACGACTAAAAAGAGTGCATTACGCATGAACAGGTTGAACTGCTCTTCGATAGACTCAAGCGCTCGCATGGGGGCTTGCGACTCAGTAAACAGTGGTTTGATGACTGTGTTGTAGAACAAACCTTTACCTGTGCCCTGTGTACCGCTAAGTACCCAGCTGGTCTTAGTCTTTTGTCGAGTCTGGTAGATGTAAGCCATCCAGTTAATGAAGCGCTCAAACTCTTCTTGCCCGTTACCAAGTATGTGGTCGAGCAAAAGAAAGATGTTCGGGGTCAGGTGTTGAATGTTTCTTGCGTGACCGAACTCTAACGGCTCGTCGGGGTCGACTGCTTCAAGCATGTACTTGCTGCGAGTGTACGTGTTGACGTAGTAAGGCACCTTTTTGAGGTTGACTGCTACGTCGTCTTTAGTCGGGTCAAAGATGATACGTGCATCAGGGATGAAGTCTGGTGCTGCACGTCCGTGGCTCAACATAAAGGACTCAACACTGGCTCTGCTTGTTTGTGTAAGCGGATACTCTGTAGTGAATTGATTGAGATTGGGGTCGAATACTCCGTTGAAGTACATGTCGGTATGGTAGTCACGTAGTACAACAGGGTATTCGGTTTTGCCTATCTCTTTCATCTCATCTTCGAACATATCGAAGATACCTTTGTAGAAGTCGGGGTCAGCTTTTTCTATTTCGAACAACGGTTCGTCTTTGAAGTTGTACATGTAGATAGGGCGCTCGGCGTTGAAGTAATACGCTGCGCTGTCGCCGTTGTTGATGTTGCAACGGACGAACGGGAACGAGAAGCTGTCGACTACAGTGATGTGCATACGGTCTGGGTTAGTTAGTACGTCTTTGACTTCGTTATCGATAGTCATTGACTGGACCTTACCGTTTTTGCGCTTCATGCCTGCGTCTACGCGTAGCTCATCTTTGTGTTTGATAGACTGCTGGTGGATGATTTCTGGGTGAATAGAACCCATTTCGGCTGCCAAGTCGACTGTTGCATTACCCCTTGTGATTGAGATTGTACGGTCGTTATCACTGACAAATGGGTTAACTGACGGGTCGTCAAAGGTAGGCGTTGCTATAAATACTAGCTTTGAGTTGTCAGCAAGTGACACATCTAGCGGGTACTTGAGCGATTGACCATTAGAACTTAGTTCGATCTGTGGTTGGAACAAGTCTGAGTTGAGGTTGACGTGTTGTAACCACAGCTTGATTGATTTAGGTGGCATTGGCACCGTAAGAAGCATGAAGATGTGCAGCGAGACTTTGTCTCCTTTCATACCTAGTGAAGCTGAGGCTTGCGATATGTAAGACACATCATGAAATGCCGGGGGCAATGTGTTGATTACTTGTTCGGTAAGAGACTCAACAACGGCAGCCGACAATTGCTTACTTGGTAATGCTCGGTTGAGTTTGATGCCGTCTACGTCGAGAACTAAAAGGCCGTTAAGTGCGTTGCGTTCTGACTGGCCTTTGCGACTTTCCTGTACAAGGTCGCGTTTGAGTCCGCCTTTGAGCATGCAGTGTCCGAGCGATCCGTGGTATTGGATCAGATTGTAAAGCTCGTCGAGTCCTGCTTGGTCTACCGTGATCTTGTGTTCGTGGCTCGTTACTTCTTTGACATAAGGGTAGGGCGTAACTTTGTTCTTTGAGTAGTGTTTTGTGAGGCGGACACCGTTGGTCGCCTCTAGAAACGTAACGCGCATAGATCCCTCCGTTAATAGCGCAACTAATAATCTGACTTATTAGTCTCTGACTCCTTGCTATAAATTTCGTCGCGATCTATTTTTATTTCCGTGTCTGCGACAAACGCTAATGTGACCGAGTTGCGGTCAACTTTGTGTACTTCCAAGCTTGCTAAGACCTTACCATCTTTGTGGATGGTAACTCCTTGTTTGATCTTTCTTGACAGGACTAGTCTTGACATTGTTATTTACTATATACGGTGTCGTAACCACCCTCAGCAGCTAAAGGAAGATCTGGTGCCCACTCTGGAGCGATGCATAGATCGTCAATGATCGTATTCATTGTAGCATCAGGGTGGGTATTAGCTGCAATAATAATTATCTCATCGTGAACCGTTAGCGCGACTCGTGCGTCAGGCATCTTGTTCTGCAGCCGTAGCATGCTGTCTGTAATTACAATACGAGACAGTGCTTGTATAAGGTTTTCAGTGATTCGCCCTCCGTACGTGTACTCTTTTTTACCGCGTGATAGATACGCATACCCACCTGTCGCTTCAGGCGACAGGTCTGTGTAGTGAAGAGACATACCGTTCGGCAGCCGGAATCCGTTTCTTTCTACAGTAAAGAACGGACCATATTTCATGCCGTAGTTTTCGGAGTGGAGGGTTAGTTGTAGCTGGTCTTGAAGCCTGCTCCATAGCAGCGCAATCTTGTTGTAAGTAGTGCGGTACTTAGTAACGATCTCAAGTGCTTCTCGCTGGGTGAAATCTTGGGGTGGACCCATTGCTCCAGACTTGAGCGTGGCTTGGAATTTGTTGTGCCCCATGCCGTAGCCCAGCCCAAGGATTGCAGTTTTACCTACAAATCGTTCGGTGGGGTCTTTCTTTTTATTGATAGGGCGTTCGTAGATGACGCTTGCGAAGTTGGAGTAAATGTCGTCGCCGCGTCTAAACTGCTCGATGAGGTCTTGTTGATCTGCAACGTAAGCCAGCATGCGCGCTTCAATGTTTGACAGGTCAGCTACGTAAACTAGGTGGTCTTTGGGTGCGACGAGACATTGACGTAACTCGCCACCTCGAGGAAGGTTTTGCATGTTGAGCTTTTCGGTGCCACCAAACCGCCCAGTGTGCGCAGCGTAGTAACGCAACGGTGCTGGGATACGGTTGTCGTCTAAAGCAGCATCGAGGAAGCGCTGCGCTCTTGTCTCTGTTAGTCGTGACTTTACAGCTTCGCGAGCATTCCAGAGATGGTTGTGCTCTGGGTACATTGCAACCATTTGTTTCCAGCCTGCATCGTTTTTACCGAAAGCTGGGATGTTTTTACCTGTGTTGGGGCTGCGTTTGATCGGTGGTTCTATGTCGATAGATCGTAGATGTTCAGCGAACTTATCGTTGGAACTAAGGATTTTGGGGCAGATACCTGCTGCTTCTATCTTTGTTTCACGGTTCTTGGTTTCTGTTTCTAAGTACGTGGTTAGTCGTTCACGGTCTATTTCTATGACCGGGTCTACAAACATCCGTGTTGTTAGATCAATAAGATCCAACTCGGACTGTGGGTAGTCAGGCTCCATCTGTTTCCAGATAGCATATGTTAGGTCGACGTCTTGTATGCAGTAGCGTCCAAGCGACTCGTCTTGTTCGGGGGAGAGGTCGAAGGTTCCTTTTGCCTCCGCTAACTCTCCCCCCTTCCGCATACTTTCATCATTGGGGAATAGACGTATAGCTGTGTCGGCAAGTCTGGCAGATTGGCCGGGGTACTTGCCTCGTGACATTGCAGCTGTGTCTATAAAGTATGCGGGTATGTACCCGAAGTACTGTGATAGAACGTATGCATCGAAAGGGGTGTTGTGGCAGATGAGTCGGACATCAGTCCAGTCGATGTCTGCAAGCTCATCTTCTACTTCGTCTTCGGTAAACCACACGGTGTCACAATCGTCGTATTTGATTCCGACTCCCCACACTTTGAACATGGGGTGTTTGATGTATTCCATTGTGGTGAGTTTGGTTAGCGAGACCTTGGTGTCAAAGTAAGTCTCGAAATCAAGCGTGATATCAGTCAAGAGCGCTCCCTCTGTAGTTTCTTGGCCTAACAATTTCGAGAGGCGTTTCGTTGCTGAACCGAAGTAGAACAACTCTTAAGTCTTGAAGGACACAGGTGTCTTCACCGTGTCTGTTTGCCATTGTTTCTGCAGCTTCAAGTGCTAATACGACGTCGTTTACATAGGCTTGGTCACTTTTGCTGAACATTTTTCCCCCTATTTTTGTAGCCGTATTCGAAGTTTCTTTCGTCTAACTCGCAGCGAGTAATCTCGCCGCCGTTATCAAGAAATTTCTTGATATCTTTATTTATTTCTTTACGCAGCTTCTCGCGAATCTTGTTTTCTGAGATCAGGCCAATGCTCATCAAATACCTCCAGTCCCCCAGCGAGCGGAGCGGTCCAAGTAAAATAGATCCAATCTATATTGTTGCGACGACACACTTGCAGCAGTGACACGTAGGCAAAGCTAAGGCCGTCTTCCACAATTAAGCGTTCATAGTGCACGCTGTCTTCGGCGGGCACTTTTTTCCATGCGGTTGGTGTTTCGAGATTGGTGTAGTCAGCAACAGCTGCCCAGTCTCGTGCTTGTATATGACGTGGGTTGAGGACGATGTGTTGTCCTACGCAGTTCTTAAAAGGGAATGTCTGGTCCATCTTCATGCTGTCGCCTCCTACTTTCCGCTTCGATGTGCGCGTAGATATCCCCAGCTAGATGCTGGTACCGAGACAACAGTTCCTCTGCGATCTCTGGTTTACGTGACTCAACCCACACTCTGACAAAGCGATCGAACTCGAAATCGCTTGGTGTGCTCTTGCTGAGCTGGATATATTCTTCCGCGTCCTTCATGTGAACTCCTTACATTAGCAGTACTAATAATCAGATGTAAATAGTTGTGCCGATTGGTGCTTCCAACGACCGGTTAGTTGAGACGAAAAGGATAGGTGGTAAGTCGAGTTGGCATATCTGCTCCCAATCATACTCGTGCATCTCAAGGTCAGTGAGGCAGACAATGGCTTCGAGGTTTTTGTCACTGATGTGCTTGAACAACGGGGCAAGTACTGTGCCACCGCCGCCTTTGACTTCCAGATCCTGTAGTCGTGATCCGTGGTCTAGCTCGAATGCGTCAGTAACCTCGGTGTCACCCATCACAACGTGAACTGATTCGGGTAGCACCTGTGCCAATACAGCGTCTAGCTCTGATGCGAACTGTTGAAAGAAGCTTGATGTGCTGCCACTGGTGTCCATGACAAAGCCGATAGGGCCACAACCCTCGTTGTGCATGCTGGGTAGATACTCATCTTCACTGATGTAAGCTCGGTGTGGCTTGCGCCAGCTGTAGTCATCGGTAGCTAGGTTGGTGAAGAAGGGCCACAACACTGAGCGCCAATCGACTTTGGGGCTGATGATGTCACTGATGAAAGAAGCAATGGCACCCGGCAGCTTACCGCGTTGCTTTGCTACCTCAGCTGCTTCGGTCACAGCCATCTGCCAGTCGGATTCCATAGCTGCATTGGATTTACCAGCTACAGTGCCCTGACCTGCATCGAGTACTTTGCCCCACGCACAGGGCTTGGGCGGCTCATCAGCAATGCGGTTGTATATCTCCTCGGCAGTGAGGCCAGCGAACTGTTTGTCGATAAGCCCACCATCAGGAAGGATGAAACCACAATCAATGAGGTGACTGTTGATAGCGTAGTCACATGCTGAGTTCCAGACTTTTTGGTCACGGTCCTGTCTCCGTGTCATGTGGTTGAACACACAGTGCATGACTTCGTGTGCAATCAGACCCTTGAGCTGCGGTGATGTCAGCTTGCTGATGTACGACGGAGCATAGATAAGACGTTGGCCGTCCGTGGCCGCAGTCTTAATTTCGTCGTCAGCAACAGGCTTGAGCCTGATGGCCAGCGTCCCGAAGAACGGCTGCTCCATCAGTAGCGCAGTGCGGGCTTTGAGCAATAGGCTCTCTGCAGACATATTAGTTACCCATTAGTTTGGCGGTTAGTACTACTTTGTTAACGACTGTGTCATCGAAGTTGATGTCTTCTTTGATTTGCCGTGCTTTCTGGATGCGAGTTACTTTGGTGTGTAGCTCGTTGATCTTGTCTTGAGGTACAAACGATTCACCAGCAGGCCATGCTTGCAAGAACTGCTTGAGCGTAGTGCATTCATCAAGAAGCCTGTCGATTGTGACGTTGTAGTTTGCACGTGAATCTCTGTAGTCTTGGTGGCGTTTCTCGTACGTGTCGAGTATTTCTACTATACGCGCACGTTCTGCAGGGTCTTGGATTACGTCGATAGGTACTTCTGCAGTGTTGGAAGCAGAGTACATCTGAACAGATCGATTGAGGTCAACTGTAGTGCGGTGACCCTTAGCTTCGTTTCTTGGGTCAAGCACAAAAGTAATCTTGCTTACCTTTGTTTCAAAAGGACTGTCAAAACCAAAAGCTGGCCTAAGTTCGCGGTTGTAGCCCCATGAGGTACGGCATTTTGGGAGCTTTTCGTAAGTCTGAGCAATAACGCTGATAGTAGCTTGAGCGTCAGACTGCAGGACGGCGTCAACCATGAAGTTGATGTCGTTCGTCGCAAACTGTGGCTCGGGCGTGCTCACGTCAAACGCTTGCATTGCATTGCGTTTGATCGTTGAACGAAGGTCGCGGGATAAACGTACTGATGCCATGTGATTCTCCTTACAGCAATACTGCTGCGTTGTCCGTGGTCCACTTGGTGAAGCAGTCAAGAGTGACCAAGTCTTGTTGCTTAGCGATAGAGTCGCGGATAGTGATGACCTGATATTCGGCGGGCATCCGGCGAACAAATCGCATGATGTTGTCGAAGTTGTCTTTGTCAGCGCGTGAAGCCAATGCACCGGACACAGCAAACAGCACTGATGTATCGGTTGGTACAGTTGATGTGCCGGGCTTGTCGATGATGGTGTCGATGTCAGGCATATCTTTGTAGATGGCTTTGTAGCTGAGGTACTCGCCAGCAGGGCCGTCACCAATCATGGATGAACAACCATAGAAGTCGTCAGCCATGTGCGGCAACTTACGGTCGAGCATTGCCCACGTACGTGGAGTTGGGAACGCATAGTCGGTACCGTCTGTACTGTGCAGCAGTGAGGGACGCATGCGGATGAAACTTGTGATGCTGTCGTGCACATTGTTTGTCATAGCCCACTTGACCCAGTCGTCGACGTTAGCTTCGAGTGTGTAGTGCGCGAAACGATTACGTACTGGAGTAGGCATTTCATGTACTGCGGCACGATCTTGAGCGCGGTTACCTGCGGCAAGGATGATCGTGTTAGCGGGTAGTTGGTATGTACCGATACGCTTGTTAAGCAACAGCTGCAGCAGCGCGTTCTGTGTTGCTTTGGGTGCGTTGGGTAGCTCGTCGATGAAGAGAACCACAGCGCCCTGATAGTCAGTGTCTGGGTAATCTTCTGGAACACCGTAGCGTGTGCGGTATGTACCGTCTTCCTGCTCTACAACTTTGAGGCCACCACGTACATCGACGGGGTCGAACAGGTTAGCGCGCAGCTCGAACAGCTTGGCGTTCATAGATGTAGCAAACTGATACGCGATGTCGGATTTACCAATGCCGGGTGGACCCCAGATCATTGATGGGATGTCAGCCAATGCGTTGGCACGCAATTCCTTGGCTAGGTCAGATGGGCGGATTGCTCTATTTTGCACTGTGTCTCTCCATAAGGCTGTTGATGAATGTTGCGTAAAGTTCTAGCGGGTGCTTGTTGTCTATTTCTTTCTGTCGTTGCTCTTCGTAGGCTTTGTCCTCGTCTTCGTCGTTGGATTTGTACACACCTTCACCCTCGACATAGTCGGAGTAGTCGTTGTACGGATCGTCGGTGATGCTGCATGGTTCACGGTTCATGGGTTAAATATCTCCAATGTTTGCTTGAGTTCGAGACCATCGCGTAACCGTTGAACAGCGTCGTCAAATGCATCGAACAAAGGATGTGATTGGTTAACGTGGTCAATGATTATGCTGCGTTGCACATCGATAAGGTCGTCAACTGCGACCTGCAAGAAGTTAAGCTCGGTGGGTGATAACAAAAGGTTTACGACAATGTCTCCATTGCTCATGGTTGTATACCTCGCATAGTTTGTGCACGTGCAAGTACTGCGATGCACTGGGTTAGTTCGACTGGGTCGAATGGCACGACGACGTTGGTCTCGCCTGTTTCACTGACCTTGAGGTAGTGGTACTGGATGTAATGAATCAAGGTGAGCAAGACATCGTGCTCAGTTTTGATGGTTCGTGATTCGTCGCTCATGGTTCAATGTCCTCATCTGCTTCGTAGTTAGGGTCGCTTAGTACGTCTTTGCGATAGGCTGCTAATTTGGTTGCTTTGCATTTAACGCAGACACGGCACAACGCTATGCCTTTTGCGTCGTATTCCCACCACGTGTCCTCGTCAATGTGGATGCAGTACTTAAGATCAAAGTCCATTACTTACCTCCCGGTGGCACGTTGATCCAGCCGAACTTGCGGTACGGGAACTTGTCGGTCTTGATGACACCGAAGCGCTCGTAGCCGTAGAACTTTTTGCTGAAGTAAAGGAAGGCAGAGATGATGCAACCAGCCATAAGGCCAGTCATCATGCCTGCGAAGGTACCGGCAAACAGCACGCACAACAGGACTGTGACGCCGATGTCGATACTGATGTCGTGGCTGAGCACACGACGGAAGTTGAACTTGAGTAGAAGAAATATGATTGCAAGTGCTGCAATAAGACCTGTCAAAAACATGGCACGCTGTCTCCCCGGTGGGTTGTGGTTGGCTCGGTGGTGGATCGTGGGTACCCCGAACATAAAAAAGCCCCACTGACCGTAGGGCCAGCAGGGCTAGGTGGTTAGGCTGCTTTCTTGAGGCTGCCTAGTGCGTCGCGTACGGACTTGCGAATGTCTTCACGTGACTTCTCGTTGAGCTTGTCCACGATGTCGTCCATTGCAGTCATTGCATCGTCGAACGTGGTTGCGTTGGTAACGTCAACCCAGTCGCCGTTTGGCTGACGCTCAGTCTCTACGAAGTAGTAGAGCGGAGTATCGATGCCAGTCTGTTGACTGAGGATAGTGTGTACCATCTGCAGTGACTCGAAGTCAGACTCGATGATCTTGGCAAGCGTCTCATTGTCAGCGTCGACATCGACCAGCTGACGTACACGCTCAGAAGACTCAAGACCCCAAGGTGCGCCGTTGTTGTCCATACCGCTGTTGGCGTTGTTAGCCTTGAACAACTTGCGAGCGTTCCACGAGACTTTGTTCATGAGATCTTGCAACGAACCAAGTACTGACAAGCGGTGAACAACTGCGTCTTCGTTCTCAGCAGCTGTCAAGAAAGCCTCGACGTACTGTTCAATGACAGTAGCTGCTTGCTGATTAGACACGTACGTTGCTGTGTCGCCCTTGAAGCCCTTGTATTCACAGAGTGCATAGAAGGCTTGGTTGATGAATGTCTGGTTAGTCATAGCTAGTTTCCTCTAGAGTGGTTGTAATATTAGCTGGGCTAATAGTTTGAAGCACAGAATCAAGGTCCACGTCGTGTGTACCATGCTCCACGAGTTGTGCTTCGTGGTCTACGAGCCAGTCCCAATGGTCTGACTCAAAGTTTAAGGGGAGTGGATTAAGCATCAGTTGCCTCCTCAATATTGTCTAGTGACTCATCGATGTCCATCAGTATGACAGCCATCACAGCGATGAGAAGTTCAGCAGGGTTCTCCATTGCCCAAGTGCAAGTGTTACGAAACCCAGTGCGTAAGTTTGACCAGACAGCGTGGTGTCTGGGAGTGAAGTCAAACGTCTGTTGCATAGCAACCTCCTGTTGGTTAAGAGCGTTGTGCTCACAAAACATAACGACTAAAGGCCGAGGAACGAGGCCGTAATACCCCAGCCTTCGTACGCGTGACCAAGTAACATAAGTACTACCAGCTTCCAGCTGTGCCTTTGCATCCAAGCAGCGAACACGTGGTAAGTCTTGAACCACGAATAACCAGTCTCTGTTTCCATAAGCCAGTGAAGCCATAGATAGTTAAGCTTGGCTCGTGGTTCACGTTTCCAGCTACGTGATTTAGCGAAGTCGCGATACATTGTGCTACCGATCATTGTTGAGTCCTCCAAGTTATGGCGGTGTACATTGTGCTTACCATCAAGCAGCCAGCACATAGATGAAGAAAGGACAGTGCAGCCAGTAAATATGTACCAGCAAACATGCATACAGCAGTAACAGCCGCTGCAAGCAAGGTTAGTAAGACTGCAAATAAGAATAAGATGTATATGAACATTGAATCGTCCTCCGTGGACCGTGGTTCGTTGAGGTGTGACACTAGGTGTGACGCGAGTGTGACGCGAGTGTGACACCACGAGAAATTATGTAAGTTGTTGATTTACAACAGTAAAGAAGAAAGGTGTGACAGGTGTGACAGCAAATAGTTAAAAAGTTAAGTTCAAAAGTAAAAGTATTAAATAAACAGATACGTTTCTGTACTAACTTAGTTGAGGTGTCACACCTGTCACACCCCAGTGCTAAAGCAAAGAATGTGTAGCAATATCAATGACTTGCTGAGGTGTGACACGTTGCAAATTGTGGTGTCACACCGTAAAAGTGCTGTCACACCCCCCGCCGCGCGCGACGACGCCGCTCCCACTCAGCACGTTGCCACTTCATGGCCCACTCATGCTCGGTCAAGCGCCTTGCACCACGAACCGTGGGCCGTGGATCAAGAATCGTGGATAAAGACCACATGATTAGTGAGGGTATTACTAGAACAAGAGTAACGAACCATATTGCGTCTGCGTAGATCATGTCTTATCTCCTATTAGTTAAAGACACAAAGACAAACGACAACGAATGAGGAACGAGTGAGTAAAAGGGGTTACTGCCGGACAAGGTTCCAGCCACGAATCACGAAACAAGGTTCAATGTCCGTGATCGGGGAAAGGGCTGGGTCTAGTCGGCAGGGGGGAGATAGTGTGTGAGCGATTCATAAATAAATTTTGCAAAAAAATTTCTGGTACGTATTATTAGCTCAACTAATGACCGGGGGGCACGGTCTTTGGGTACCAAGACTTGCAAAAGCTGCAAGCGCGATCTGCCGATAGAGCAGTTTGAGAAGTACAAGAAAGGCGGGGCGCGTGGTATCTGCAATTCTTGCAAATCCGTTTCGCGCAATAAATTAGTTAGCGCCGGGTACGAACAGTATCTAAGGCGTCTGTGCTCCAAACTAAAGTACTCCCGCAAAGAAACGCACGAATGGCGGCTAGAACCTGAAGACCTTATAGACATATGGGAGGCACAGAACGGCAAGTGTGCTATTTCGGGTGTCAATATGACCCACCATATAGACGGCACTGGCCATAAAGAATTCAACGCCAGTATTGACCGCGTAAGTCCCGAGTCTGGGTACACGCCAGAAAATGTTCAGCTCGTGGCGTACCGCATAAATATCATGCGCCACACGCTCTCGATAGACATGTTTTGGTGGTGGGTCAAAAACATACACGACATGTCTATTGATTAGATATATTAGTAAGGCTAATATTCGCCTATGACAATGATCGAAATGCTTGCAATAGAGGGACTAGAAGATGCTCTTCTAGGCACAGCTTACGTTTCAGGTGTCGAAGTTCTAGCTTATGACGCGTCATTAGCCGAAGAACTTGTGATGTTTATGGATCCACCGCACCTGTCGCTGCATGAATTTGTAGTCAATATCGGGCTGGATGATCTGGGTGCACGTGCACCAGTGTTTATCTACCAAGACGAGGGTATGAGGGAGCAGTTTGGAGAAAGCGTCCGAAGACGTATCCATTAGTGATACCAAAGATATGAGCCATACCGAGTTCCAATCCCACGTTCCTTACATGGGGTTGCAGCTTGGCGAACTCACTGTGCAACAAGAAAAGCTCGTCCTAATGATTTCGAGTGGCATGACTGTCTCCGCTGCTGGTAGAGCAGCTGGATATAAGTCTGCGCAGACCGCGTACTCCGCGTCTAAGCTGCCACAGGTGCAGCAAGCCCTACAGTATTTCCGCGACCAGATGCGCGAAGAGGTCAAGTTCACTAAGACCAACGCACACACTATGTATATGGAGGCGTACTCCTCGTCCGCTACCGCGACAGAAATGAAGAACACTGTCGACTCATTAGTGAAGCTGCATGGTTTAGGTCTGCCTGACCAAGCGACTCAGATAAACATCAACCTCAACGCGACCGCAAAACAGCTTGAGCGCCTGTCTGATGAAGAGTTACTGGAGATAGCCGGGAAGTCTAACGCCTACTTGGAGCCTGCCGCGTCTTGAATGCAGAGATACCAAAACGTAAGTGCTTACGCTGTAAGAACTTACACCCCGAAACCTTGTACGCAGACGAGGTAAGTGGGCTGTGTGTCTATTGCAAAGCGGATGATGCGGAAGCGTTGCCACCCCCAACTACTCCTGATGTAGAGATAGAAGAAGAGGAGGCGTCCCTTGAAAACAAAGCAAAAGCAGAACTCGCACTACGTTTCCTCACCCGCAAACGGCTACTACCATTCGTTGAGAGATTTAATCCTGACTACTCGGCTGGCTGGGTACACAAGGATATATGCCGACGACTCGAAAAGTTCAGCCAAGACGTGGTGGACAAGAAAAGTCCAAGGCTTATGTTGTTTATGCCACCGCGTCACGGAAAGTCTACGCTTGCATCGGTTGCGTTCCCGGCTTGGCATCTGGGCCGAAATCCTAGCCACGAATTTATTAGTTGCTCGTATTCGGGTTCGCTTGCTATGGGTTTCAGCCGAAAGGTACGACAACTCCTCCGCGAGTCTACTTACAAAACTGCGTTTCAGACTCGACTCGATCCTGACAGCCAGTCTGCGGAAGCTTGGCTTACTACAAATGGCGGCGGTTACGTTGCAGCTGGCGTCGGAGGTGGTATTACGGGTAAGGGAGCGCACATTCTTCTTATCGACGATCCCGTCAAGAACCGAGAAGATGCTGAAAGCCAGAACAACCGGGATGGTTCTTGGGATTGGTATACTAGTACTGCTTACACACGCCTCGCTCCGGGTGGTGGAGTACTTGTTATTCTCACTCGTTGGCATGATGATGACTTAGCAGGCCGCTTGCTTAAAGCTTCTACTGACGGCGGCGACGAGTGGGAAGTCATTCGTTACCCCGCGATAGCGGAAGAAGACGAAGAGTTCCGGGAGCAGGGCGACGCGCTACACCCAGAGCGCTACGACGTTGAGTCGCTGCAACGTATACAACGAGCTGTCGGCCCCAGAGACTGGTCGGCGCTGTACCAACAAAACCCAGTTGCGGATGACGGTGACTACTTCACCCGTGACATGATTCGTTACTACGACCCAGAAGAAGTCGACCTAGATGCCATGCGCTACTACGCTGCGTGGGATTTGGCGATCGGCAAACGAGACCGCAACGACTACTCAGTCGGCATGGTCATAGGGGTCAACGAGTATGATCAGCTATTCGTAATGGACGTGGTGCGGGGCCGCTTTGACGGCTTCGAGCTTGTAGAACAGATCTTGGATCTCTATGAGACGTGGCACCCATCCATCATCGGTATAGAAAAGGGCCACATCGAGATGGCCCTTGGTCCGTTCCTAGAGAAGCGTGTCCGAGAGCGCGGACTATACGAAGCCTATTTCAAAGACCTCAAGACGGGGCGGCGGGATAAAGAAGCCCGTGCTAGAGCGATCCAAGGCCGTATGCAGCAGGGGATGGTGTTCCTCCCCCGTGATGAGCTATTCACCGGCCCGTTAGTCGCAGAACTCTTACGTTTTCCGAACGGGGTGCATGACGACCAAGTCGACGCGCTCGCGTGGCTAGGTTTGATGATGACGGAGTTTGCTAGTTACCAAGCACCTGCCGTGGTCCGTGAACCGTCATGGCGAGACCGTCTTAACCACCTCATGAAACCCGAGCGCAATAAATCTGCGATGAGTGCATAACTATGGCCAACCCAAAGAAACGACTTTCCCCCGGTGAAGAGGCAGAAATCGCTTCAGGCCAATGGGATCGCTACGTGCGTGCCCGCGACAATGGGCACCTCGACTATATTGAAAACGCAAAACGCTGCGATGCTTTCTATCGCGGTGACCAGTGGGATCCCGATGATATTGCTCAGCTTGAAGCTGAGGGGCGTCCTGCACTGACCATCAACACTGTGTTACCAACAGTGAACACGGTCCTTGGAGAACAGTCCACGCGCCGTGCAGATGTGCAGTTTAAACCACGCCGAAACGGCGACTCCGAAGTCGCACACACGCTGACCAAGTTGTACCTGCAGATTGCAGACAACAACAAGCTCGACTGGATCGAGCAGCAAGTGTTTAGCGACGGCCTCATTCTCGATGGGCGCGGATACTTTGACTGTCGTATGGACTTTTCCGACCACGTGGAAGGTGAAATACGAATCACGGCTAAAGATCCACTAGACATCCTCATCGACCCCGATGCCAAGGACCAGAACCCCGAATCGTGGAACGAGGTCTTTGAGACCAAATGGATGACCCTCGATGAGATTGAAGAGCTGTACGGCAAGAAGAAGGCTGAGCAGCTGCAGTTTATTGCGGAAAACGGCGCGGGTATGGGCCGGGACTCCATCGAGTATGAAGAGAACCGCTTCGGCGATCTGTCTTCTGCTGACGATTATCTGGGTGCAGGACCACCCGGAGATGATGAGTACCGCAATATTAGGGCTTTGCGGGTCATCGAGCGCCAACACCGTCGCATGCATCGGGTAGATTGTTTCGTGGACCCTGATACAGGAGACCAGAGAGATGTACCAGAAGCATGGAACGAAAGAAAAGCTAAGAAGTTCGCCAAGGAGTATGGCCTCAACATTATTTCAAAGGTTAAGCGCAAGGTTCGTTGGACCGTTACGTGCGATCACGTTGTTCTTCACGACGATTGGTCTCCTTACAATGGGTTCACTATTGTTCCTTATTTCGCTTACTTCCGTAGGGGTCGTCCTTTTGGCATGGTCCGCAATCTCCTTAGTCCACAGGAGCAGCTCAACAAGATAGCGAGCCAAGAACTCCACATCGTTAACACCACCGCCAACAGCGGATGGGTCGTGGAGAGTGGATCACTAGTCGGGATGCAAGCTGATGATTTAGAGGAGCACGGTGCAGAAACAGGACTCGTGCTTGAGTACAACCGTGGTTCACAGCCTCCGCAGAAGATTCAGCCTAACCAGATCCCCACCGGCCTAGACCGCATCAGCCAAAAAGCTGCGCTTAACATCAAGGCGATCTCTGGTATCAACGATTCGATGCTCGGCACTGACAGTGCTGAAGTATCAGGTGTAGCTATTCAGGCTAAGCAGAATCGTGGTGCGATCATGATTCAGGTGCCGCTCGATAATCTGCGGAAGACTCGACAGTACTTGGCTGAGCGCATCCTCGATCTCATCCAGACGTTCTACACAGAGCAGCGCATCATCATGATTACTGATGAAAGCGACCCGCTTCAGCCTCGCGAAGAGATGGTTATCAACCAGATGACGCCGCAGGGCCAGATCGTAAATGACCTAACGCTGGGTGAGTACGATGTAGTCATCGCCACAGCGCCTGCTCGTGACTCGTTTGATGAAGTGCAGTTCGCAGAGGCGCTTAACTTGCGTCAGGTCGGCGTGGCCATCCCAGATGACGCCATTATCGAGTACTCCCATCTTGCCAAGAAGGGCGAGCTTGCCAAGCGTATCCGCATGATGACAGGCGTAGAGAAGACACCAGAGCAGCAGCAGATAGCGGCGATGCAGCAGCAGATGGGCATGCAGACGCTGCAGCTTGAAATTGCCAAGCTCGAAGCTGAAGTACGCAAACTACAGTCTGAAGCGGCGGTCAACATTGCCAAAGTACAAGACACAGCTGAGGTTCAGCCTCAGATGCGTATGGCAGAACTTCAATCGCAGCTTGAGATGAAGAACCGTGAGCTAGAGCTGCGCCGTGAACTGTCTGATCTCACCAACGAGACGCGCAGATCGCAGCAGGAAACTGCTGCTGCAACCCGAATTGCTGCTACAGCAATGCAAACCGCTGCAAAGCAGCAACAGCCGCAACAGGTGAACATACCGAATATGCGGACCCCTGAGAATCAATAGGAGATTGAGAGATGTCTAACGAAGAGCAGAAAGACGAATTGGTGTATGACCGCATGCCCGGATCAGATGCACCTGAAGACTCAGCTGCAGAGCAGCTTGATTTGAACTTTGGATTGGGCGAAGAGCCTGTGGAGGAGCCAGAAGATGAAGAAGTTGTTGCGGAAGCTGAAGAAACTGAAGTTGAAGCTGTTGCGGAAGCTGAAGAACCTGTGGCAGAAGACGATTCACCTTCTCTCGGCGACCAAACGCCGGTTACAGAAGCAGTAGAAGCAGCAGAAGAACCTGCTCCTGAAGAGCCACGCAAGCACATGGTGCCTAAGTCGCGCCTTGACGAGGTGTTGGCCAAGCAGAAAGCGCTGGAAAAGCAGCTCGACGAGCTACGAGCGCAGAAGCAGGAGCCGGGCGAAGCACCAGAAGCCTACGATTTTGACTCCAAAGAAGTCGAATATCAGAATTTGGTGCTCGATGGCGAGGCTCAGAAGGCTGCAGCTCTCCGAAAAGAGATCCGAACGGCGGAAAGGGCGCAGTTAGAGTACGAATTTAGCTCAAAAATCGGCGAATCCGTGTCTCAAAGCCAGCAAGCGACTGCTTTGCAGCAAGCTGCATCGGAATTAGAGGACAATTTCCCGGTTTTTGACAGAAATTCCGATCAATACAACGAAGGCTACACCCAAGAAGTCATCGATTTGCGCGATGCGTTTATTATGAAGGGCGAAAACCCCGTTGCAGCGCTTACAAAGGCCGCAAAATTTGTGCTTCGCGAGTATGACTTGGTCGATATGACCGAAGCAGCTGCTACCCCATCGCTTTCTGGCGAAACTGCGCCCCGCGTAGACGAAGTTGCTAAGAAAAGAGCCGAAGTTAGCCGAAAACTTAAAGCCGCAGAGTCACAACCGCCCGAAATGCCGGGTGAGTCGTCGACTGCACGTGGAGAGAAAGCCTTAGACATCGCTTCCATGACGGAAGACGAGTTCAATGCACTGCCGGAAGCAACGCTGAGACGATTACGCGGAGATATCCTGTAATGCCAGCCAAGAAAGACCCGAAGTTAGCGCGAGCAGGCGTAAGTGGCTACAACAAGCCGAAACGAACGCCGAGTCACCCGACCAAAAAGTTCGTAGTTGTTGCAAAGCAGGGTGATAAGACAAAAACCATTCGTTTTGGCGACGCCAAGATGACTATCAAGAAAAGTCAGCCCGGACGACGCAAGTCGTTCAGGGCACGGCATCGATGTGACACAAGTCCACCTAGCAAACTAACTGCACGGTACTGGTCGTGCAAAAAATGGTAAGGAGTTAATCATGTTTAAGCCCTGTGCAACCTGTACAACCAAAGCAGCCTGTAAGAAGGCCGGTAAGTGTAAGAAACGGTCTAAAGCCAAAGCCCCAGCACGCAAAGCTCGGAGTTACTAGCATGCATAACGGTAAACCTTGCAGCTGCAGCAAAAGCAGCAAAAAGAAGCCAAAGAAAAAGCCCACAACTCGACGAAAGAAGAGGTATTGATATGACAGTTAAAAAGAAAGTCCCGCCACGTGGTGCGGCTTACAACCCTAAGATGACACGTAAGCCAACTAAGATTGAGGCGGCTGAACTTGCTCGTCTTAAGCGCCTAAAGGCGAAGAGGGCTAAAAAATGATCCCAGCACACGTGAAACAGGCATTTAAGTCACGAACCGTGCAATACGGCGTTGCGATCGCAGTTCTCTCAGTATTGCAGGGGTTTATCGGGTTTTTACCGGCAAACCCAGCAGTTCAGGCAATGATCGGGTGTGCAATGGCCAGCGGTATCGTGGTTTTGCGCTTCATGACGACTCAACCAGTGAGTAGTAAGTGATGCCAGCAAAAAAGAAGAAGGCAAGCGACGCATGCGCTAAGAAGGTCAAGGCCCGTTACAAGGTTTGGCCGTCGGCGTACGCGTCAGGTGCAGTTGCCAAGTGCCGAAAAGTAGGCGCTAAGAATTGGGGTAACAAAAGTGGCCGTAAGAAAAAGTAAGAAGGGTGCTGCCCTTAGAAAATGGTTTAAAGAGGGCTGGGTCGACGTAAAGACCGGCAAACCTTGTGGTCGTAAGTCCGCGAAAGGGAAGAGCAAGCGCCCATATCCTTCGTGCAGGCCAAAAGCCGTTGCAGCGAAAATGACGAAAGCAGAAAAGGCGTCATCTGCCCGGCGTAAGACTGGCCCCGCCAAGATCAAACACGCCGTTACAGCGTCAGGAAGACGCAGGAAGAAGTAGTGCTTGCGTCTTAATATTAGTGACGCTAATATACGAAGTACATTCGTCCGTCAGCACGATAGTTGATCGCCCCGTAGGCGTTAAAAACGAATCTCGCCTGCAGAGGCGTAAAAAAAGCCGAGGTCGCGCCTCGTAAACAAAGCGCTAGTTCGTCGCCTCACGATACGAGGAAACGGATTAGCCGCTCCTTTAAGTCGGCTAATAGTTGCAGCACAGCTGCATGTGTTTATTTGTCAATTTAATGGAGGCCCATCATGGCTCTTACAAACTTTGGAATGCTTTCCGGAGACCAGTTACAGACTTGGTCACGGGATTTCTGGCGTGTTGCACGCAACATGTCTTTCGTTAACCAGTTCGCAGGAACTGGCCAAAACGCTCTCGTTCAGCGCGTAACTGAACTCACTAAGTCAGAGAAAGGAACCAAGGCGAACATCACCTTGCTTGCTGACATGACTGGTGACGGTATCACCGGTGACAACACTCTGGAAGGCAACGAAGAAGCACTCCGCGCCTACGATATCACTATCGAGTTGGACCAGCTCCGATTCGCTAACCGTATCGCTGGCCGCATGGCTGACCAGAAGACTGTAGTTAACTTCCGTGAGCAGTCTCGCGACGCACTTGCTTATGCAATGGCCGACCGTATGGACCAGCTCTCGTTCTTGACTCTTTCTGGTGTTGCGTACACGCACAAGACAAACGGTGGCCTTCGCGCTACTTCTGCATCTGCAGGTCACGAGTTGGTTGACCTTGAGTTCGCATCTGACGTATCTGCGCCTACTGGCGATCGTCACCGTCGTATCTCAGGCACCAGCATTGCTGCTGGCGACACTACTGCTGTTACAGCTACTGACAAGCTTGGCTACAAGCACATTGTTGAGCTGAAGGCATACGCTAAGGACAACTACATCCGTGGTATCCGAGGCGCTGGTAACGACGAGATCTTCCACATGTTCGTTACTCCACAGCAAATGGCCAACCTGAAGCTCGATTCGGACTTCTTGGCTAACGTACGTAACGCTGGCGTTCGCGGCGCATCTAACTCTCTGTTCTCAGGTTCTGCGAGCTTGATGGTAGATGGCGTCATGATCCACGAGTTCCGTCACGTATTCAGCACTGAAGGCGCTACCTCTGGTACTTCTTCAAACGCTGGCGCGGCTGGTTACAAGTGGGGCGCAGACGCAGACGTAAGCGGCGCACGTGCTCTGTTCTGTGGTGCTCAGTCACTCGCAATGGCTGATATCGGTCTCCCCGATATCGTTGAAGATACGTTCGACTACGAGAACCAAGCTGGTATCTCAATCGGTAAGATCTTCGGCCTTCGCAAGCCTAAGTACAACAGCGACATTAGCGGATCAGTCCAAGACTTTGGCGTGATCTGTCTCGACACTGCGCAGTAAGGCAGACAAGCCCCTCTTCGGAGGGGCTTACTTCTTCTAAGGAGTCAGAATGAAGGTAGTTAGTGAACAGGATCTCCGCATCGCGTTGACCTCTGGAGCAGTTGTTTTGTTTCAAGCAGGTGAGCCTCGCGAGGTAGCGGAAGAGATTGGTTTGATGGCCATGCAAATGGGCGCAAAGCAAGTTGAAGGTCGGGTAGAGGTCGTAGCTGATGAAGACTACGAGGAGCCTGTAAATACCGACGAAGTCGTCGTTGTGATGCAAGAGCTGATCAAAGACGGTGACCCCCAGAATTTTAAGGCCGATGGCACACCAAAGGCCGCTGTCGTCAACAAAGCCGTAGGGCGTACTGTGTCAACAGACGAGCGCCTCGCTGCTTGGGAAACGGCCCTAAACTCGTAAGAGGTATATATGTCAGTCACAGTACAAAGTGTTATCGACCGCGTTCAAACAACGCTGCAAGACACCACAGGCGTTCGCTGGCCAGTAGTCAGTGAGCTAGTGCTGTGGATCAATGACGCACAGCGAGAGATCGCTCTTCTGAAGCCAGATTCATCAGCGAAGAACGAAACAGTTACTCTTGTGACAGGCACCAAACAAACCATTCCTAGTGGCGGCAACCGGTTGTTGCGCGCAGTACGGAACATGTCTGCTGCTTCTAATGGCACTGGTAAGCGATCAGTTCGGTTGGTTTCACGCGAAGTACTCGACGCTCAGACACCTGACTGGCACGACCCTACGGTCGGCGGCGACGCGGCACATACGTCTGTCATCAAGCACTACATATACGACGAGGCTAACCCACGTAACTTTTACGTTTACCCCGGTGTTAGCGGTGCCTCTTATCTAGAGATCATCTACTCTGCGAACCCCTCAGCGGTCGCACAGTCAGATAACCTCGATATCCCCGACATCTATGCCAACGCAGTCATGAACTACGTTCTTTATATGGCATACATGAAAGACGCAGAGTACGCAGGCAACTCACAGCGTGCTGCTAACCACTACCAGATCTTCACCGCGTCAGTGACAGGTAAAGGTCAGGTCGACGCTATAACTACACCAAACGTAGATCAGAACCGACCCGCGCCAACGACACCTATGGGGTAAAGCATGGCTATAGCATATGAGTCCTTGCTGCCAGAGATCCTCCCGATGGTTCCGGGTTGTCCCGATACGCTGATTGAAAACAACATTCGGTCAGCTGTTATTGAGCTGTGCGAGAAGACAGGCGTCTATCAAGCAGAGCTAGACCCCGTTACCACGGTGAACGGCATCTTTGAGTACGATCTCGAAGCGCCTAACCAGACCGCTGTACACAAAATCATGTGGGTAGTGCATGAAGGCCGAGACCTAGAGCCGATCAGCACGAATCTGCTGGAGCAGCGCAAACCTAAATGGCGTGATAGCAACTACTACGGTGAGCCCGAGTACTACGTAAAGCAGTCTCAGTCGATTTTCTGGTTGGTGCCAGTGCCTAACGAGACAAAAGCGTCATCAACAGTGCTCCGCGTGCAACTCAAGCCCACGCATCAGTCCACTGCATGTGATGACGATGTAATGAATGACTACAGAGACGCAATCGTAGCGGGCGCTTTGTTCCGTTTGTTGCGCCTCCCAAGTAAAGACTGGACCGACTTCGCAGGAGCGCAAGTCTACGGGTCATTATTCAATGAGCACATGGGCAATGCGGAGCGACGCGCTCGCCACGCTGATGAAGGTGTAGCTAGGAAGGTGAAGTACGGCGGTTTGTATGCACCGCTATCTAGGAAGAGAAATAGATATGGAAGAGAAACGCGCTGACCCTGTTTTAAGCGATATCAGGGCTGAGTGGGACTGGGTAAAACCGGGGATAGAGGGCATCCTCGCTGAGGATAAGTACCTATCCTTTAGGCCAGAAGATGTGTACGCCGCGTGTATTAACGAGCAGGCGCACCTTTGGACCACGAGCGACGGATTTGTAGTCACGACTGGTGAGACAGATCCATTCAGCGGCGAGCGAGCGTTACTTGTTTGGCTTGCTGCAGCGGTATTTCAAGGCCAAGGATTGGTCAACGTGCATGAGGAGTTCTTTATGCAAGTGGCGAAGGACGCAGGGTTTAGCAAGCTGACTGTTAAGTCGCGCATCCCAAAGATGTCGAACTACTTAACAGAGATGGGATGGGATATAGAGACCATAGTTTATTCAAAGGACTTAGCCGATGGGTAGTGGACCTAAAAAACAAGACTACGAAGCAACAGAGGCGGAGAAGGTAAACGCCTCAGTAGCTAAAGCTCGTGCAGACCGGTTTAGACAAGTCTATGCACCTCTGTTGCGAGAGATGCGCGATCAGTCTATGACGGATGACGTTGGAACAACTCTTAGAGGCCGCGCAAACGCAGACACCATGCAGGCGCTCACGTCTCAACCTACCTACGATAGTACTCAGAGCACTACAGCGGCAGGCGATATGGCGCAGGCCTATCAAGGGCAGCTCGGCGTCGCTAATCAAAGCGCTCTTGATATTCAGAACCGGATGAAAACAAATGTCGTCGGCACGGCCCAAGGACAACAAGCTGACGCTTCTCAGGGACTAGCTCAAGCAGCCCGTATTTCGTCTTCAAAAGCGCTTGAGCGCGCTCGCGGTAAGCAAGAAGTTAGGGCAGCACGTCTTGGGGCTGCGGCGCAAATTGGAACTGCTTTCATCTTGCAGGGCGGGGAAAATATGAAGGATGGTAAGACGTTCCTTGGCGGCGAAAAGACAGGGTGAGAGGTTAGTTATGGTTATGCAAGCAAACATGGGCATGGCGGTACCGCCTGACATGGTCGAAGGTATCGACAGCCGAGGCACTGTTGGCGGACTGCCGAACAGAGGCGGCGGGTATGGATATGGCCAGACCCAAAATGTTGGTTCAGCCAGCTTACCTACGGTGTCTGACCCCGAACAAGTGTATGCGGATATGACGCGCCAAGACTATCTTGATTACCGGCGTGACTACGAAGATTTTGAAAACCAGCTGATTGAGCAATCTCAGAATGACACTAGGCTTATCGATCAAGCCCGAGAAGACGTTCAGGTTGCCCAAGGCCTTGCTTCGGGCATCGCGTCACGAAACGCACAGCGATATGGCGCGGCTCTAACGCCAGCGCAACGTCAGCAGCAAGGGCTACGTTTACAGCGAGCAAACACGCTCGGTGGTATACAGTCCGTTAATGACGCCCGTATCGCGCAACGGGAGGCGAATACTCAGCTAAAGAGTGACTTAATTAATATCGGACAGGGCTTGAATCGGTCATCGCTCGACCAACTTGGTTCTGCAGCAGCGACTGCCGCCAACCGAGAAAGCGCCTATCAATCAGCAAGGGCGCAATCACGCGCACAAACGTACTCGACTTTAGGCTCGCTAGGAGCAGCTGCGATCTTTGCGATGGCGTTTTAAGGGGTAAGTTATGAGTATAGGGGCTATCGGGGAAGGCGTACTTTCTTCATATAACATGTTCCAAGACATGAAGCAGCGCCGTTTCAATAATGATATGGCACTGCGTCAGGACGCGCGCTTGCAAGCTCAAGCCGATCGCGAGGCAGATACTGCCGCTCGTGCTGGCGACACTCGAAGGGCGAACGAATCTTTTACTTATTTTGATCAGCTTGACCTTTTAACAGAGGACAAGACTGCTATCGACCTAGATAAGTTTAGAGCGCGAGCCAAAGAAGACCCCGGTTTTATGGACGAGGTTAACAACAACCTCGCTCGCGGCAGTGGTTTTGTAGACGCATCAGTAGAAAGCCTAACTACAGATCAGCTACCTGATGGCTCATTTGTCTTGCGCGCTAACAACGCGGATGGGTCTACGGGCGTTATTACAGAGGACGGTTCTAGTAACCCGGATTCAAAGCCCGCTGTCTTCGGTTCCTACGAAGACTTGGTTAACCACATAAACGCTACGTTTACGTACAAGATCGCCCCTAACCAGACGGTCATGAACTTACGTAATCTATCCGACCAAATAGACTACTTTGACAAAATCCAAGCCATAGCCGCTAACGTCAATCAGTTGCCTTTAGCTGCGCAGCGTGGCGCTATAAATGTAGTCGCTGGTTTGGGAGGGCAGGATCTTGTTGAGGCTAACAATGAATTAGCCACAGTTACTGGCGGTCCGACGATTTCAGCAGCACCCACTACCACAGAACCAGAGCCTGAAGCGGAGCCTGAGAAAAAGCCGAGGACGGCTGGCGGAATTCGACGCGCTGCTCGGGATAAGCAAGCTGCGCGTCGCCGTGAGCGAGTGGAAGAAAAATTAACGCAATTGAGAGGGCGCAAAAAGGAAGGTTACCGAGGGCGTAACGCCACTTCAAACCGGCAGAGCATTGATCGACAAATTGAAGATCTGGAAACCGAGTTGGCGGATATCAACAAGCGCCTTGGTGACCGCGATGGTGAGAAGACAATCAAGCTTGACTTAAACTGGGGGCCAGATGCCTTCCCAGTTGTCGAAGAAGTCGGCGGTAAGCTCGAAGAAAAATCCGCTGGTGAGATCCAAAACGCAGTTGAGTCGGGCGAGGTGCAGGTCACGCCGCAGCTGGTTTCTCAGACCCGCGTCGCAATGCAAGAAGCTGGAGTCAAAAAGCTTAGCGATCTACAAAAGATGAATCGTCGCGACGCAGCAGTAGCTGCTGCAGTGTTGATTGCTTCTTCTGACAATGCTTCTGAACGCATGTCTCTTCGACAGGGTATCGAAAACATATTCGAGACAGGCACAACGTCGTTCAGTGCTAAAGACCTAGACTCGGCGCGGCGGCAGAATCAGAACGCAGCTACGCAGGCGTATAGCGCATACACCAGTCGCCTCACCGAGTTGAGAGCACAGAAGGATGACCTTACTGGCGACGCCGCTGATGCACGTGAGTACGCGGCCACTATTTATGAGAACAACATCCTGTCACCAGAGGTCGGCTTTTACAATCAGGATGGCGAGTTTGTCGGCGATGAAAGGGCCATAAGAATATTTGCCACTAAAATTCCGCAGATGCTGCAGAGACGAGGCAAGTACACAACTCAGGCCGGGCGCGACGCAGTCAGTTCAGCAATAAACGACGGTTTAAGTGCATCTATTGCTGCTTATGCTAACGATGGTGACAGCTCTATATTGCAGACTGTAATGTCTTTCTTCCGGTCTGACGCAAACGGTCAAGTCGGTGACTTTGATTTAGCGCGCGTAAAAGTTAACGACCCCAAGAACCCGACAGAGCTTTTCTACCTAAGTGAGTCTGTAGGGTCTGATGGCAGTCGAGAACAACAAGGGGCGTCAATCACTATTAGAGATCTGGAGAAGGTGAATAAGAGACTAGCGGACGCGGTTGTCAACGCAGCGGTTAAGAATACCAGCAATGTCCGATGAGCTGTTTCAAGATTTCCTCAACAGCGGTCCAGCACCGGCTGATTTAACTGAGGGCGAAAGAGCATCACCTGCCAGACAGGGTCTCGGTGAAATCTTTGGTGCGGGCGTTCAGTCTGGAGCAGAAGGGCTTGCCGCAGACTTAGAGTACTTCAAAGCATTAGGTAATACGCTTACTGGCGATCAAGAAGCCGCAGAGCAAAACGTACGTCGCGCACTAGTCCGCGAAGAGTTGGCTGCTGCACCGCTGGCCGACCTAGAAACATTTAGCGAGTTTGTAGAAAACCCAACTTTTGGTGGCTTCCTTGCGCAAGCGTCCAAGGGGACTGGTCAGGTCGTACCTTCTGCGATTACTTCTATAACCGGCGCAGGCGTAGGCGCACTAGGCGCACGGTTCGCTCTGAAAGGGGCTGCTAAGAAAACAGCAGAGCGCGTTGTTGAAGACTCTATGAAGCGAGCTGCGGCAGGTACAGCGACAGCTGCAGAGAAAGAATTAGCGGATCGCATATACGGGGCCGCTTATCAGCAGGCACGTAAGCGGAGCACTGAAGGCGGAGCCTTTGCAGGCGCATTTGCTGCTGAATACGCTCCGATATCTGGTAGTAACTTAAGCGAAGCGTTAGACAGTGGCAAAGAATTAAGCTCCGAGCAAGCTCAGAGAGCTGCTGCGCTAGGTACGGTTCAAGCAGCGATCGGTGCGGGTAGTGAGATCGCTATATATCGTCTGATTGGTGACGTAGCGAAAAAGCGCGCTACCAAGAAAGAGAGTTACTTTGGCCAGCTTGCCGACGACGTAGCTAACACGGTGGTACGCAGTGGCCCTCTTGAGGCAGGAACTGAACTGGCCCAAGAAGGTATTTCGGTACTCAACCGGGCCTCGCTTGACGACACATTCACGAAGGAAGACGCAAAGATGCGTCTCGCCGAGGCCGCCTTTGTTGGGTTTTTTGGGGGTGCGGCAGCTGGTGGCGCTGGTGCAGGTTTGGTTACTACCGCAGAACGTGTGCCCGGAGCAGCTAATAGTGCGTTAGACACAGCTGCAAGTGTCACCGCTAAAGCGCGCGACCTGCTGGATAGAGCACAGGGGCAGCGAGTAGACAACGACATCACCCGTGAGCAGTACGGCGATACGATGACGGGCAATACAACTCGTGAGGCACAGAGCGACCTAGACGCCCAGCTTCGCGCAATGGTTGACGAGTCTAGTACCAAGCAGGCTGTTTGGGCGGCTAACGAACGTAAGTACGACCTGCCTGACAATAAGGTCCGTCAGATCACGGTTGACGGCACACCAGCCTTCGCGGCGTATGTCCCCGGTCAAGGCACTATAGTTTCTACGAGTAGGCAGGTTGTTCGCGATGTTGTTTCGAGTCGTGCGTCGAACGAAGTGTTGGCCGCTGCTCTTGGATATAGCTCGCCCAAAGCTGCTGCTGAGGCTGATACCGTAGTCCAAGCTGTCGACAAGGACGGCAACGTAATATCAGAAGAAGTTACGACGCAGGATAATTTAACCAACGCGTATGAATCCGCAAAGGGGCTGGCTCCAGATGGCGGAGACGTACGTCTAACGACTGTCGAGAAGGCACTCGAAGAGCGCAAAGCCCGCTTTGATCAAGAGCAGGGACCAGTCGTTCGAGACATGCTCGACGATGAGTCAATGGACACGCTTCAGGAGATGCTCGACTCAGGTGAGCTGGCAGAAGAGCGTACGGTAGTTCGTACCTATCAAGCTAAGGCTGACCCCAACCAGACATTCGATAACACCGACCAAGCTCGTCAAGAGTACATCAATGAGTTTGGCCCTACAGACTTTGCTGACCCTAAGTTCGGGCGGATCAGTGAGGCCGCTCTACGCGAGGCAGTACAGCAGCAGCGCGCCAACCCTAACTCGCTTGTTACCATTGAGCAGACGGGTGATGGCTTCTCTGTCATACGAGACGACTTTGAGTCGTTGATTCGCATGCGCGACCAAGATGGCGAGGTTCGGGTTCCGTTTAGTGAGTTCTTACCTAGGGCGGTCGCCAAAGCGAAGAAGAGTAAATTCGCACGCGGATCGTCCGTAGAGGTTGTGGCTCCAGATGGCACAACGAGCAAAGTCAACTTGGTAGATCTGACTCGCGCTGGGCAGCGGTTAGTTGACGCAAGAGAAGGCACTGGATTCGAGGGCGGCACACCCAGACTTGCAGCTCAGCGCGGTCTGCAAGAGATACTCGCTGACCTACAGCTTGAAGGCTATCAGGTTCAGATCGGAGGCCAGTCGTTCTTCGAGGTAGGCAATCAGATCCCTGACTCGATGAATGTCCCTGCAACAATACTGGACGGCAAGGTCGTTGGTCTGAAGGAACTGCTAAGGACCGAGCAGACCATCCCTAACGATACAGACACGATGGTCGTCTACGACGTTACTGCCGAAGGTAAACGCTACGACGATAACCGTATTGCGTTTAGGCAGGACGTAACGACAGACGAGCAAGCAGACGCAATACAGAGACGGTTCGGAGACGAGCTTGGCCTCGATGTAGAGCGCCGAAGCAGCGAGTTTGATCCTACTGAAGTTGAGCAGCAAGCAGGTGAGAACGAAGTCGAGCAGATGATGGGCGACCCCCGTGACGACATCGCTCCTGATCGCCGCGCTGGTACAGCTCCCGCTACCGGGAATTTAGAGTCTGGTCCAGAAATACTGGGGATCATAGACGCGGACGTCAGGGCGTTCATAGAAGATTTGGTTGGCGCTCTTAAGCTTCCGGTGAAGCCTAAGTTTTACAACATTCAAGCTCTAGCAAAACTGTCTCCCGAAGCACTCGAGCAAGCGATCCCAGATTACCAGTCGCGCGAGCTTGTTAAAAAGGCTATGTCGGACAAATTTCGAGGCCGTATGTGGGTGCAATCCGATGGCACACCCATGATCCTGATCAGAGAAAGCGGCAATTCACTACAAGATGCTTTAGTACTTTCTCATGAGCTAGGTCATGCCCTATTTAAGTTGGAGCTTGGCACTGCGTTAGAGAACAGGGCGTTGTACACACGCTTACTAAAAGCATTTGAAAGTGACCCCATGCATAGTCGGTACCTCAATGCATACAAGGATGACAAAGAACTCGCCTTTGAAGAATGGTATGCAGACAATGTCGCCAAGTGGGCGAGTAAACGCTACGCGAAGCGTAAAGCTAGAAGCTTAACTGATAGACACTTTAAGGCTCTCGCCGACAAAATTCGTTCGCTTTATCGATCTATGCGCCGAACAGCGCGTAGCGCAGCTGACCGCTTTGACTTCAGGACGATACCGCAGGACTTCGAGACGTACATGGACTCTGTTATGGAGTCTAGAAAGCGCCCGCTAAAAGACGCAGACCCAGCCAATAAAGAAAACGGTTCATCTTTTGTTCGGAAAGCGATGGTAAGGGAGCTAGAAGAAGTCATCGTTAAAAGAGACGGCGAGGCTCTGGCAGCACACTGGCGCAAGAGTATCCGAGACCTTAAGTACAACAAACGCGTAAAGCCTATCCTGAAAGTACTTATGACGGCAGACGGCGTCATGCGCGCGTACGCCGGTAACGAGATCGCCGACATGTTCTATGTCCGGTCACAGCAGGGCGGAAAAGACGGACGATTGGGCATGGTTGCTCAGGCGGCTAGAAAGGTCGACGAGTTCCAGAACGATTTCGAAAAGGAAGTGGGGCTGTTTGGTGAGCCACAGGTGCAAGCTGCACTCAAAGAGGCAGCGACATCGA